ACATTTGTATTAAATAAATTAATAATGTCTGATTTCAGAATTAAAACTCTCCCCGGCGCTGCTGGTTCGTACGCATGGGATACTAGATTTGATAAAAGAGCCGTATCTACCCTTACTGGTAATGTAACTTATGCTGTAGGTGGAATGGATGATGGTGATTCTGCTACTCTTTTTGTTACCCAAGATGCGACTGCTGGCCGCACATTGGCATTTACATTTGCATCAGGATTGACTGCAGTAGTATTGGGCGCAGATACAGCTATTAGCGCTGTTGCTGCTAAAACCACAAGGGTTTCTTTAACTAGAGCTGGAGCTAATGTATTTGTAATTTATACATTGCAGGCTTAATATTTAACATAATAATAAAACTATGGCAAGAGGCAAACAATTAGATTTAGAGAGCGCATTAACTGATAACGGTGATATTATAGAGAAAGAAGCGCCTATTAAAAAGTATAAGGAAGAAGTAGAAAAAGCTCCTGAATCTTATACTTTTGAACAAGTAGGTGAATTTATGGTGAGGGATGGGGTTACTATCTATCCTAAAATGTGTACTATCCCTAATACAGATGTAGTGCTTGATCCCGGAAAGGGCAAATATCGTAGTATTAGGTATCTTATTGGCGTAGATACTATTTGGGAGGATGAACAAGGTGATATGGATAAACAGGCATTAAAACGCCTTACTCCGCGCCGGTTCCAGCTAACAGATGGTAAATTGGTTGTAGATGCCAATGATAAAGCTCAATTGGAATTCCTGATGTTGTCTAATTACAATGAAGGAACAAAAGATAGAGTACAGGGGAAATTCCCACTTTATCGTTTGGTGGATAATACTTCTAAGGAAGAACAGGCGCTCCAGTTTATGAAAGCAAGTCGTAAGGCTGCAGCAATTGCTGAAGATGCTTCTGAAGAGGATATGATGATTCATGTAAGCTATTTAGGTATTCAGACTGTGGATAATGGCCAAAACAAAAGTAAGGCTGGCATCAGGGCTGCATATATCAAATATGCTTCTGAAAACCCTAAAATGTTCTTAAAATCTTATCAAAACCCATTAGCTAAGGTATTTGTTCAAGTAAGGAATGCTATTGTTAATGGTGTAATTAGCACAACTAAAGTTAAAGGTCAAGCTCATTGGGCTGAAACTGATGCGCTGATTATTACTATCCCAGAAGGCAAAAATGAGGTAGACTTCCTTGCGAATTATGCCACTAGCGCCGAAGGTAAATCATTTAAAGAGCGACTTGCAGAACTCTCCTAGTTTTGTTATCGCTCTCTTTTTCTGTTCATGGTTTGATGTCTCCCCCTTTCTAGGGGGAGTTTCTTTTAGTATATGTTAAAAATTTCGTATATTCAGAGTATTAATTAATCACCTTAATACCTACTGAAATGCTGAACGAAAAGACTCTGCGGAGTTATGGAGAAAAATTTGCTGTGATAGCCTCAGCCTTCCTTATTAACCTTATATGGGTAGCTTTTATAATGCTATTCTTAACACGAGTACTAGATCTAAATGCTTTATCCTATATTACGGCAATGCCATTTGGGCTAACAAATAATGTTGGTGCTGGCTGGACGATGTTTTTTATGGCAGTTGTTTTTGCTCCTATTTGGGAAGAAGCAGTATTTAGGTATTTCCCACTATCTATAGCCAAAGGATTGCCCTCAAAATACACATGGCCCATTGTAGTTGTGAGTTCTATAGTTTTTGGACTTCTTCATGGTAGTATTATTAATATATTAATCCAGGGAGTTGGAGGATTTTTGCTTGCAGGTGTTTACATTCAGAATGGATGGAGCTATAAGAGTTCTGTTTGTTACCATTTTTTGTGGAATGGAATGGTATGTTTCCTTCTTCCATATGTCGTTAATGGATGAATGATATATAAAATAAGTGTTATATTTGTGGCATGACAATCGATAAAGTCTATACCCTATTCCTCTTTCTTGCAAATAAAGCATCAGTAGGCTATTTCGGCCCTGATGCTTTTAATACTTTATTTGATATAGCGCAGAATCAGACCTTTAATGACTATATGTCAAACTTGAAGGGATGGAAGGATATGGGGCCTGATGCACGTAGGGTTCCTGGAGATATCCAGCCAAATACAGATAGTTTATCTCCTTTTAAAGTAGGCCCGGTATCTTTATCGGTAACTGGTAGTGGAGATGTTGTACGGCCAGCATCTCTTATATACCTAGATGCTATGTGGAGGACTTCGGATGGGGAAAGAGTTAGAAGGGTAGAAGATGATAGAAGATGGAGTAATATAAATTCTGTAATAGACCCACCATCTGTTAGCCCTTTTTATATTGAATATAACAATACGTATAAGATATATCCTAATAATATTGGATCTGTTGATATCTCATATTATACGATGCCAGTAGTCGCAAAATGGGCTTATACTATTGTAGATGGTCGTCCTGTTTATGATCCAGTTAATTCAGTGGACCCGGTATGGTCCGATGATGTAATTTATAAAATACTTTTGAGAATGGCTCGAGCTGCAGGCATCCGTATAAAAGATCAGGATTTAATTGCATTTGACAGACTCGTAAATCAGGAGGGAGAATAATATGGCAACGGGGTATATATACAAGATAGTGAATCCAGAAGGTAGAATTTATATAGGCGCAACGCTTAATTATAAATCAAGGATGAACTCATATAAAAGTGAGGCTAAGCATTGTTATACTAAATCTCCTATACATTCTAGTATGAATTTATATGGATTTGATGCACATGATATTTCCATTATTACTTCTGTAAATAATTGTAATAGATTGTTTTTAGATGAATTGGAGCGACATTATATAAGATTATATTGCTCTTTTTATGATTGGAACAGAGGCGGCATGAATATGACTACAGGAGGCGGGAAAGGTGCTAATCGTAGTATATTATACGAGTTTAAAAAGCTAACAGCTATGGATTTGCAAGGAAATGTTGTTGGTACTTTTAATGGGATATTAGCTGCTGAGAAGTTCTGTAATGGAGATCGTAAGAACATATCATCAAGTGCTTTAAACAAGAGACATTTGGCTTATGGGTATATATGGAGCTATGATGATAATCCAGAAGTATTGAAAGTAAAATATAATAGATATAAACATTGGATTGATAATAGAAGCCAAATTAATAAAATACATTCTCAAAGGGCCGCTATATTAAAAAGGAAAAAAATAATAGATACCAATACTGGTATTATATACAATTCCATTATAGATGTGACTAATGAGTTTGGAATGGGCAAAAAGCACCTACAATCAAAACTTTCCAATTATATAAATAATAATACTTCATTTAAATATTATAACATTGGCAACGACTAGAAGGCAGGCTTGCGAATTGGTTATGAGAATGCTCGCTCCGGGATGGGGATCGGATGATTTTCTGATTACAGTGAATCTGGTAAACCTTCATCTCAACGGGGCTATAGCTGCAGCTGCCGTTGCCGACCTCCGGGCTAATATTGATATTGAGGGGGTAGAAAGTGTAGGTGATGCGTTTTATGCAACAACTAAGGGCATTACCATATCCCAAGATGCTGATACTGGCTATTATACTGCCACCATCCCCCAGCCACCTGCTGCGATTTCTAGGGGATTAGATATTACTTCCTTGAAATTCATAGCTGAAAGTGGATTTAAATATTCTTCTTACCGTGTTAGCCCTCGTGAATGGGATTATATGAACGTTCTTCCTATAGAATCAAGTAAGATATATTGGAAGGTGAATGGGAATAAGGTATATATGCAAAGTGTGCGAGATCTTACTAATGATAAAGCGATGATTGAAATGGTTTCAACCCAATCATCTACCGGTACCGGTTTGGATGATCCTATTACACTACCAGATAATTACATGCCTGATGTAATTAAATACATGGCAGGAGTATTTAATATAATGTTGAATATCCCTATTGACAACTCCAATGATGGCACCCAATCAACCCAAGTTAAATAATGGATACTCCTGGATATATAAAACTTAATACTGTAGTACATAAATACTTAGACAGATCATTTCAAAATACTTCCAAATACAGAAGGTTGTATGCAATGGCAGTAGATTGTCTATCTGAGTATAATTTTGATGTTGCTGGTATTGTTAAGACCTGTAAACTGTCTGTTTTAGCTAATCAGACGGCAGAACTACCAATGGATTTTCTTCAATGGAGTAAGGTAGGTGTGCTTAATTATAAGGGGGAAGTGGCTTGTCTCCAATATAATTCCAACCTAACATCATACCATGAAAGTGCTGTAGACAGATTAGAAACTAATACAGATGGCGGTGTGGGGCAGAACTTTAGGCCCGGTAATTTCTTTTTATTTAACAATTTCTACGATGGGTATGGATATGTAAATCTTTATGGGATACCCGGATCAGAATTTACTAAATTAGGAGAATTTAAAATAGACAAGGATAAAGGGTTGATGTTATTGGGTAATGGATATTGTTTTGATTATGTTATATTGGAATATTTAGCTGCCCCTGATTGTAATGAGGAATATGAAATACCTATACAGCTGCAGGAAGCAGTTATTGCATGGTTGGGGTATAAGGATATAGAATTTCAAGCTGCTTCAAGGCAGGTATCCCAATACGACAAACAGCGTAGGTTTAAAGAATATATCAGGCAAAAAACACTAGCTAAAGAAAGAATGCAGCCATTTAGAATACAAATAGCTAATTCTTATACTAGGGAAACAATAAAGATGGCGCTTAAATCATAATAAATAATAATGGTAGAAACTAAATCATTTACTAGCGGGGGCTTGAATACAGATGTGGAAGAAAGCCTTCTTTCGGCATCTGATTGGGTTGATGCTTTAAACATACGTATTGGTAGCCCTGATGCGCAAGTAGAGGCTGTAGTTTCTAATATTAGAGGCAATCAGCAAATAGGGACTAATTATGTGTATCCTGATGGTACTAATAGAATTATAGGGGCCTATTCTGATGAATTAAGAAGAAGGGTTTATTGTTTTCTATGGAATAGTTTAAACCAGCATAGAATATTCTATATAGATATCACCACCGGGATTGCAACAGATATATTTAAAAATATCACATGGACAGGTGGTGTGAATGTATTGAGATTTGATTCTACCAAGAAGATAAATGACATTGATATCATCAATAGGGATGAGGCTGAAGGTGATATAATGTTCTGGATAGATGGTAATGCTCCCCGTACAATAAATGTATTAAAAGGTCAGCTTACTGGACAGCCGGGGGGCTATCCAGCTACTGTAATAGAAGATTATATCTCTCTTGCTAAGGCAATCCCAGATATCCCATATAATGTTAATTACATAAATGTTGTAAGCAATAGTATTAATAACCTTCGCCGCAAACTTTTCCAATTCAGATATAGATGGGTTTATGATGATTTAGAGAAATCTCCGTGGGGTGGTTGGTCTGATATATCATTGCCCAGAAATGGCCTTAACCCAGATACAGATAGTGATCCTACTAAGAATTGTGCTATAACAATGCTGTTAATGACTGGTAGCCCGCAGGTTACTAAGATTGAAATATCAGTAAGGCAGAATGTAGGTAATGTGTGGCAAGATGCTTTGTTATTTGAAATACTGGATAAGGCAGAATTATTAATATCTGATAATTCTTTATACACATACACTTTTACCAATAATAATGCTGGAACTGTTTTGCCAGTAGCGGAGACATCACTTCTTTATTCAACCGTTCCATTGATTGCTAATGCCCAGGAATTGGTAAATGGTAATACTCTTTTATATGGGGCTACTACTGAAGGATTCGATACGCCCGAAAAACAAAATGTTACTATAATTGCCACCAATTCAGTGTATTCTCCATTAAATAATGGTGATTCTGTAGCGGCGTGGAAATGGGGAGGAAGATATAAATTAGGTATTGTATATTATGACGAACAAGGTCGTACTGATGGAGTACATACATATGCTGATAATACTAACAACGATTTTATAGTTAATATTCCTGATTATAATGATGATGGAACTTTACCGCCTGCTACTAATTATCAGGTACAGTTAGCTTCTTTAAGTATTACTATTCGGAATCAACCTCCTTTATGGGCTAGTAAATTTAGGATAGTAAGAAGCCAGTGCCTTACCTATGACAGGTTTTCTCAATACATTGGCCGAACCGACTATACAGATAATGAGTATTTTTATATTTCACTGGATAATATAAACAAATCAATTACATCAAATGGACAGAATGCTATAACATATGACTTTATTCCAGGTGATAGGATAAAATTTGTACGTAGAATGGGCAATGCTCCTCTCCCCGGGTTTCCAGTATACCCAAATGTAGATGCAGAAATAATAGCCAAAGTTTTAAAACCTAATATAGGCGGCACTGATAGGGATGGTGTTTTTTTAAAGATAAAAATAAACGCAGCCATAATTGCAGCTCAAATAGTAGGTAATACGGATTATTTAATGGAATTTTATACCCCGGCTACTATTTCTAATAAAATACTATTTTACGAATTCGCTGCCACATGGGACGTATTGAACCCCCATACCGCCAATCGCGCTCACGCCGGTCTTACTAACCAAGATATTCCAACCAATACACCTTGTAATATTGTGTATGGGCCTGCTTATGGGGATGTGTATGTGAAAAGATATACTAAGCAGACAACTGTGTCTAGCGGAGGCGCTGTTAATGATTATTTAAATGCGCCTGTTCAAGACATGAATTATAATGAGGCTTATGCAAGTGCTGTAAATGGTAATGGCCGTGGATTAACCGAAGATCCAACTTCTGGTCGTAGATTCTATCCTAATCTTGTTAGATTTGGTGGTCAATATATTCAAGGAACTAATATCAATCAAACCAATATATTCTATCCTGAAAACTTTGATGAGTATGATAGGAAATATGGAGAGATTAAAAGATTGAAAACCCGTGATAGGGAAGTGAGGGTTTATCAGGAATTAAAGGTTGGGAGGGTGCCAGTTTACCAACAGGTTATAAAAGATGCTACTGGCTCTGATGTATTGGCTCAATCGGACAAGTTAATAAACAACATTCAATATTTCTCTGGGGAATATGGTATTGGTAATGCTCCAGAATCATTGGCTTCTAATAATTTCGCAGATTATTTCTGTGATACCAATAGGGGGGTTGTGTGTCGTATTTCGCAAAATGGGCTTACCGCTATAAGCATTACAGAATTCAATAATAAATTCTATACCACTTATCTTCCCCGATACAATAAAACAAACGATCCAGGCTTTCTTCCTTCTCCCCTGCGACCAGATATTCAAGGATATGCTCCCATATTAGGAGTGTTTGACGCCCAGCATAATGAATATATAATTGCAATGAGTGAAGTAGCAAGGTATTCAACAGACGGGATAGGGATAACAAGAGAGGTTATTACCCCGGCTGTAACTCGTAGTTTTGACGAAAAAAAGAATAGGTTTATATCTCCAGTTAGCTACGAACCTGAATATATGACTAATATAGGGATTAAATTAATAACCTTTAAAAACGGGCTGGCTTACACTCATGATAGTGATACATATTGCAATTTCTATGGGGTTCAATATGACGCCTATATTACAACTGTATTTAATAAGCAGCCAAACATTAAAAAGACCTTCTTGTCTTTAGACGAATATTCTGATGATACGTGGGTTTGTGATAGCATATCCACTTCTGAACATCAAACATCCAACCTTGTATTCTCTGATTTCTCCACTTTTGAAGGTCATAAATATGCTTCTTTCTTAGGGGATATTGATAGTCCGGGTGGAATACTCAATGGAGATTCATTAAAGGGCGGATGGATAAAAATACAGTTTATAAGAAAGTTAGCGTCAAGCCTAACTAAGCTAGTAACTGTTGCAGTGAAGTCTATAACATCAAATGAGAATTTACGTTAATTTGTTATATTTGTATATATGTTGTATATTCTATTATTTATAGTCATATCTATTAGCCTTGATAAATGGCAAAGAGATAATAAAGGAGCTTTAGGATTTTGGTTTCTCATCCCTGCTGCTATAGCTGCTGTATCTGGGATATATCAAGCTATTAAAGGATCTAAACAACGAAGGGAAGCTAATGCTGCAAAAGATGCTGTTATTAAGCAGCAGGAACAAGTAGCTAATCAGGCTTTTCAACGCGCACAAACGGGCCTTCCTGCTGAACAATATCAACAAGCATTAAGAGATATTCAGCGCAATCAGGCATATGCTATTTCTCAATTACAGGACAGGAGGTTGGGAGTTGCGGGAATTGGAGCAGTACAACAAAGAACTAATGATGCCCAATTGAATTTGGATGCACAGAATGCCGAGGCTAGATTAAGAAATCAGGCCATTGCGGATCAGCAGCAGGCTAAATTACTTTCACTTAAATATGGTACTGCACAAGATAATGCGGATTATGGTGCGTCATTGCAGGCTGCTGGTATACAGAATATTGGGAATGCTGTTAGCTCTGCATCTCAATTAGGCGCTGCAGGAGCATTTAGTAATCAGACTCAGGGTTACGATAATATAAATGGGATAGCCACTTCTCAGGCATCATATCCTAATAGGTATGATACTTCTTTAACTAAGCCTATCCCTAGAATTTCATATAGATATAATCAGATCAAATAATATGCCTAGAACATATCAAAATTATGGAGAAGCAGTAGTATTCAATACGCCCTCCGCTACAAATATGTTCCTGCAACAAATAGAGCGGAATAAGCAGAATGAATTAATGCTAAATAGGCAGATTGAACAAAGCATGGCTACTTATGATCCTGATAAGATTCGTAGTGAGGATCTAAAAGGGTTTTATGATCGTTATAGTAAGGCTAAGAGCCTTTCTATGAAGTATAAAGATGCTTTGCGTAATCCCGCTCGGAATCCTGATAAGATTAATGAAATAGATGCTGCAAGAAATGACCTTGCGGCTTATATGATTAAATCTAAGAATCGGAAGGATTTTCAAAAACAGGTAGATGATTTTTATATCAAAAATCCTGACAAAGTAGATTTGGAGGATTTCACTACAAAGAGAGGATTAATAGCAGCTCCTTTAGATTCTCCTGAAGCCCAGAAGGCGGATATGTTAAGTATAATGGATTTTCAGGTAGATGGTAATAAATTTGACCCTCAAAAATTCTATGCCCCTATCTATAAGGAAAATCCAATGTCTATTCAGGCTACACAACAGATAGGGCCTGGTGGTGAAATATTAACTAGCAAGAAGCGCATCAGGGATATTAATGGAACCATGAATAGTATATCATTAGGATATGATGCTAGTCGTGCGACTCAAAAAGGATTTGAGAAGATATTTAATGAAACTACTCCTGATGAAAAAGCAGCATTAGCTCGTACAATGCAGCCTATTATCCCCGGATTTGAGATAAATAATCCTAAGGATTTAGCAATAGCATTGGGGATGGCAGGCAAGATGCAGATAGATATGGGGCAAGTTCAGAGCGGTTATACTATGGCAGCTCAGGAAGCAAAATCAAGACGATTACAAGATCGTAGTGCGGCTATATCTAATAGCCAATGGGCGCAAAGGCACGCTATTACCCAATCCGAAAAATCTTCTAAGAAAGAAGGGGATTGGATTCCTAAAATGACTGCAGCTTTAAAAACAGGTGATTCTAATATTGTACAGAATTATATTGGTGAGTTAAGCGCTTCTGAACCTACATCTGATTATGGATATATGAATATGGATATTTATAGGCAAGATCCAAAAAGGAATAGAGAACTTATAGAAGAGATTGTTTCCAATAGGGCTAGTAATAGAGATATACCTACTGCTGATGATGTGAAAAAAGGTATTATTTATGCTAAATATCCTACTAAACAAAAAGATGCTAATGGCAATATCATATATAAATATATTATAGCATCAGGTGCAAGAAAAGATACAAAGGCTTCTTTGAATAGAATACTGAATGCCACTAGAGGTACTAAAAAGTATGAGGGATCTACAGGGTATGCTCCCATTTACGAAGAGGGCAGTCTGAATGATGTAGATAATGAAGAAATGGATAATCAAGACATGGAAACATACGAAGAGGAATAAAATGGTTATATTTGTATATATTTTTATATATACATTATGCCTGATCCTAAGATAAAAGCGAAAGCGTTATATAAACAGATGGTGGGAGCTTATGGGCCGCAGGGGAGTATTTCTCCTGGGGCTTTTCAGTTAGATGAAGCCTCATTTACTGATAAAATATATAATAACCCAAAGTATGCGGAGAAGATATATGGGGCCATGAATGCCGCTTATGGGGATGATGGATTTAAGTATGATAAGAAATCGTTTATTAGAGATCTGGGGTATGATGATCAATCTCAGTCTACTGCCGGACCAGGTAAGCCTACCAAAAAACAATCTCCATTAGATGCTGTTATAGCATCAGGTCAAACGCTGCAAGCTCCTGAGCCTAAAACCCCAGGCCCCATGGATAGCGTAGAGGGGTTATTGAATACAATGGCTCCTGCTGAGGCGGAAAGACAGAAAAAAGAACAAGAATCATTAGCCTTTGGGGAACAGGCATTATTGAATCCAAAGAGTCCTGTTGCTCCTATTTCGATGCAGCCATTAACTCCTGATCGGCAAAAAAACTTAATTGCTTCTCAAATAGGCGACCCACAATTAAAGTATAAAGACAATCTGAAAAATGCCCTCCATCAAATAGAGGAAGATGAGAAAAGATATTTAAAGACACAGGCTGAAGCAGATGCCTATTATGAGACCCCCCAGGGTAAGCTGTATTATCAGTTGGTAAGACCTGTTATGAAAACATTAACAGAAACTGGAGGTGGTATAGCAGGATTTGCTACCAGAACAGCTGCTAATGCTTTGGAAGGCATTGGTGCTGAAGAAGCCTCTAAATCTGTAAACAAAATTGCTGATAATATAGTTGATTATCTGTCTTATGATAATGCTGCAAAAAATGATCGCCCAGATGCTGCTCAATTCGCAGAGCCAACTAAGCTGAAAGGTAATTTAAATATCCACAATGTAATTCCTCGTACTGCTGAAACTTTAACAGGAATCGGCACATTATTGGGTGGGGGAGAGGCATTAGGTGGCGGTAATTTAGGGCTAATGGCCTCTTCTTATATCCAAACAAATGAGGCGTATAGGAAGGCTGCTAAACAAGCAGGGTTGACCGATGGAGAGGCAGATGCCTATGCTGCTACAAGTGCGGGTCTTACTTCTATGCTTATGTTGGGCAATCCATTTAAGGGTGCGCTTACAGGTAAATTAGGTGAGTCTTTGGCTAAAACTGGTCAGAACAGCGTTTTAGGTGCTATAAAAGATGGGGTTAGTGTTAATGCTGCGGTAAAAGAGGGATTTAAGAAATATCTGAATGGATTGGGGCATGCAGAAGCGTTTGTAATAGCCCAACATCTATCAGATGCTAGTGTGAAGTACGGATTTGATAAAATGGTACTGGATACTCCTAAATTCGGCCAAACTTCTCCGCTGCCAGATATGCACGAATTGGCGCAATCAATGGCGTTAATGGGCATTGCGACAGGTGTAATGGTGTCGCCGGGTATTGTTAAATCTTCTAAACCATCCTCTATAGAACGCAGCTCATGGGCTACAGCTGCTAAAGATCCAGAATTATTTAATCGGACAGTAGATAAGGGTGTAGAACAAGGAAATGTAACCCCACAACAGGCTGAAGTAATTAAGCAGAATGTTGGTGAATATAAGGAGATATATGATGCAACTAAACAGCATGGATTAGATGATAATACTGCTGCCAGAGTTGCTCTTGATGCTTATAGGGCTAAGAAAATGGATGAGGCGAATAAGCCTATATCTGGGATATCTGTTTTGGAGCCATTAAAAGAACAGCATGAAGCCCAAAAGACGGCTATTGAAAGTGATATAAAAGATGCAATGAAGGGAATCCCTGAGAAAGGGACCGAAATATCCAGTGTGGAATTAGCCGAAAGAATGAAGGAAACAGGTGCTGCTAATAAAGTGGATCAATTGGTGGATAGAAATTATCGTGTCAATGATGTAAGGCTAAAAGATTTGTACGAAAAGAATGCTGAGTTTAAGAAATATGTTGATGAAGAGAAACTAAAGCCCTCTGAGGATGAAGATGGGTTAAGGAATCCTGTTATTATAAATGCTGATGGAAAGATAGTAGATGGTTTTAACCGTCTTGCCCAACAGTATGTAGATGGAGAAAAAGTAGCCCGGGCTTATATAGAAACTAAAGATATTAATGTACAAGAACCAGGAGAAATTAATAAACCTCGTATTGTAGATACTGAAACTGCAAGTAAAGGAGTTACAGTTGAAAGACCTGTTAATAAAGAAAATATTCCCTTAACTGAAAAATTAGAATCCAATGCCATTCAAGAGCCGAGCGCAAGAAAAATGGATGTTCGCCAACAAGCCGGAAATGGCGAAAGAGTGGGCATCGAAAACCCCAAATCAGAAGTCACTTCCCCAGAAAGTATCAAAGAAGAAATCGCCCCGCAAAAAGCGGTAAATGTTCCTGAGCCAAAATTAGAATCTCCTGAAGGGCCTCGTTTAGATATTACCCCAGAATCAAAAGAAATGGGAATAAAAGAGGCACCTGATGCCAAACGTAATGCTGCTATTGATAGGCTTAAAAAGGCTTATAGTGAATTTCAGCACCAGGGGATTATATCTGATGTAGAAAAGAACTTTAAACGAGATAAAGAGTTTTATTCTGCATTGGCCAATTATGTGAAGGAAGAAATAATGTATAGGATCAATCAGATAAAGGGCTTTGCTGATAAGACCAAATCTGAGATGAAGCGGGCTATTACTAAAAGCCTGAGAGATGAAGGCATGAGCGTAAGTGATCAGGCAATGATAAATGATGCTTTTGAACAGGCATATGCCGAAGCTGCTAAGATCCCTGGGCTGATTAAAGGTGAACCTGCAGATAAAGTATCCTATAAGAAATATATAAAAGATCGTATTCTTCTTAGGGAGAAGGCCACAATAGAAGGTATTAAACAAGGTAAAGGAGATATACGGCTTCAGGTAAGAGAGGCTAAAAAGGCTGTATTTGATGTATTTAAAGGACAGAAGATAAAGCCTAAGCTATCCCAATTAAAGCAAATAGTAAGTGCTTTTGACAAAGTGGCAAGGGTTAAAAATAAAGAAAAGGCTGTAGATTATGCTACAGATGTTGCAACTCAGATTGTGTGGGAGGCTAAGAATAGAGAAATTATATCTTCTACTAAGAAGCTCATTAAAAAAGTTCAGGCATTAAAGAAAAACAAAGGGATGGTGAAGCAGGATGTAGATTGGATTTCCAATACACAATTCCCTGACCCATCCCGGGTAGATGATATACCTCTTTACAGGGATATGTTAAATGAATATAATAAATCCCGGCGTGGCGAACAGACGGGAATGAAGTATACAAAAGATGAAATAGCTGAATTTTTCGATCAAGAAAATGCTCGTATCCATTCAGATAAAATGAAGAGGCTACAGGGAGAACTAGATGAATTAAAAGCTGATGGGGAGATTCCAGATGATGTGACTTTGGATGAGTATATTGCTATGTTGGATAATAGAGTGCCAGATAAGTTGAAGGAGTTCAAAAGCATGAAGGATGAAGTGTTAAGAAAGGATTTAGCTGAAGGATTAGAAGCAATAAAAGATAGAATACCTGAATTTGAGGGTTATGAAAAAGATATTATAGAAAGATTGGTAGAAGTAGATCCAAAAGAATTATCTTCTATTGAATTAAGAGTTTTAAATAATATACTCAATAATATAGCAGAATATGGCACATTAGATAGGGCAGGAGAGATAATTACTGCTTTTGAAGCTAATAAAGTTGTTAAAGATATTATTGCGATTAATCCCAAACTACGAATATTACCAGCCAATCCAATACTTAATAAAAGCACATTAAGCAATACCACCTCATCCTTATTCTATAATAATAATGTAATAGCTGAATTTAGGAGCAAAACATTTGGGCCTGTAGAGCAGGCCATAAGCAAAGACGTTAAAATTCCAGCAAATAAATATGCGGAAGATTTTACTAAAATGTATAAAAAACATAATTTAACCGCTATATCTAATAAAAAATTATTTCAATTCTCTTTCTTAAATCAATGGAGGGGAATGCATGAAGGTATGATTGCAGATGAATTTAAAAAAAGTGTTGATAAATTGGTTAGTGATGTTAAATATCATTTTGAAAGAGCGCAAAGTTTAAATAAAGGAGAAAATAAAATATCCCAAAAGGGAGTAGAAGATCAGTTGAAGGCATTAAAAGAGCTTGGATTGATTGACTATGATATAGTAGGCAAAAAATTGAACGTAGATATTAAAAATGAAATATTTGATAATGGTGATCCTATAGGTGTTATAAATGAGATATATAACAAATTATCTGCTGGTGAAAAGGAGGTATATGAATATGCTGTTAATAAATTTGAAGAAACAGTGGATGGAGTAGAGAATTATGCTCGTATACATGAAGGCAAGGGATTTGAGCGAATCCCAGGTGGGAAGTATTTTCCTAGAATACCAGTACATAAAGAAAAGCCTATAGACTCCAACAAAGAAGATTTAGATTTAAATAATGCGTTTTCATCGAATATGAAGTCATTAAATAAAAGACCCCCTAGACTCATGGAAGAAAGGGCTAAGGATTTTAATGATGATGTATATTATGATAGCGATTTTTATACTAATGCAATAAATGGATACTGGAATTCACTTTATACTTCTAAAGCTATGCCTGAAGTACAAAAGTTAGATAAAATATTAAAAAATGAGGATTTCAAAAGATTTCTTAATGGAAAATTTGATGAAACATTTGCAAAAAGAGATAAGGTAAATCGTGAAGATAAAACAAGGACTCTGGGAGAATATAATTTTGATAAATTTAAAAAACAATTAGTTACTTCTCTTAATGAAGAAAAACTATCCCCATTTTTTTCTCATAACCCGCGAGTACTAGATGAAATATTAAATAGAAGCGTAAAGGGAGTATTGGGGAATATACCACAAGCTCCAAAGCAATATATAACTGCATCTGTAAATAATCTTATAGTTAATGACGCCGGGGCGTGGTGGACCGCTGTGGGTTCTCATGGCAAAGCTATATTCGATAAGGAATATAGAGATGCCAGAAGAAAGCTATTGAATAATTTCACAGGAGTACAGAGATCTGTTAGGGGGCAATCTATGTATGATAAGGGTTATAAAAGTATAGATGAATCTAAGTCATGGTATCAATATCCCCTTGATTGGCAGGCTAAACTCCAAGAAATAAGTTCTATCCCTTTAGAAAAAGGGGATCAAATGGCTCAAAATGAAGCATATATAGCTAGTTACATAACCTCTCTCATTAAACAGGGTAAGATTAAAAATGCAGGAGAGTTTGATATTTACAAAGAATCTCAAAGCCCAAATAAACAAGCCATATCTTATGCAGAGCAAATAGCCGGGGAAATAAATAATGAATCAGCCAAAGGCTACCGTCCAGCAATTATAAAAGATCCTGCGGGTGCTGCTAAGTATTTATGGCTACTCCAAAGTTTCAATTTAAATGCTTATAGATTTGCTAAACAAAAGGCTCAAATAGCCTTTGGTATAAATAATGGCGCAACAATGGCAGAGCGCCAACAGGCTCTAACGCATGTGATAGGATTTGCGGCCCAGATTGGAGCATATAATATAGTTTCATCTGGTATCAGAGCTGGATATTTAATGATTGGGTTTTCTCTATTAAAGGCATTGTTTGGAATAGAAAAAAAGGAGTTATCTGAAGAACAAAAGCATCAAAAGCATATTAAAGAAAAGATAACGACCGGAGCTAATGCTTTCTCTGATATGTTTTTTGGCGGTCAAAATGCAGTAACTAAATTAGCCATTCAAAATGGGATTAATTATCTATACAAAGCCTGGGCTCTGAATGAAAGAATGAAAAAGAAGGAAAGTGGAGAGAAATTTAATAATAAAGGCACTTATCTAAATCCTAAATTCGCTCCATATTATAGTGATAATACCCTCCCTGGAGCAGCGGCCTTCATTTATAAATTATTTGAAAAAGGTGCTGATTTGGCTTTAGATACCAAAGAAGCTAAAAAGGACCCCTCAAATGAAGAACAGGCAGCTTCTATGCTATCAAAATATGTAGCGCCTCCTGTAACTGCATTGGGATTAGGTGATTTTATTCTATTTGAAAGAGCTATGGAAACGGCCTTACGCCAAAATAAAACTGCAGAAGGTGCTAAAAAACAATCTAAACCCAAAAAGACAATTCTTTAATATTACTTATATTTGCAATATATAAATTATTATGTCCTTTATAGCTGATTTTACAGTCACACAGTCTAATGATGGAAGTATATTAACTTTCACAGATGTAAGTAATTACGTTTCTCCAGGAACTGGTAAGGCGGATTTTACTAGCCGTACTTTATATTTAACATTTGCTGATGGTAATCCCGCCATTGCGGTTCCATTTCCTTATACCAATACAAATAACGCGATACAGGACATAGTTACTTATACAATTGATCGTGATAGGGCATTTGTTGCAAAATTGGAGTTAACCCAAGTGGCCCCTGATCCAACATCTATATTATTCCAAGAGGCAGCCATTTGTACTACTGAATATGTAGAAAAAGGATTGCGAAAACTGTTATCTAATTTAGATTTATGCGATTGTAAGGCAGATAGATTGTTTAATGATATCGCTTTGGTTGAAATTGGGAAAATAGCTGCTTTGAATAGGGCTGATAGGGGAGATATTGCACAAGCACAAAAAGACATTTCTTTTGTTCAGGATAAAGTAACATTATTATTGGGTTAATATGGCTGCTGAATATTTAATAAATCCAACCGAAATAGGATATGTACTTACAGGTGCGTATGGTAGATTAATGGAGCTATTTGAGAAATACAGGAAAAATTATGGGGCGAATACCCGAAAGGATTTAGATAGAGAAAATGAAATGTTGGGGTTATATGCCCTTCTGATGTCTGCACAACATAATAACTCTGATTCGACAGTTACACAAACTCAGGAATACCAGAAATTAATTAATAAACTATATAGCCAGTTCAGCATAGAGCCATATACCTCTCCAATAATAAATGGCGTATAAATGCTTACTAATAACCAAAATAATGATTTTTTTGGTAATTTTACCCCTATCACATCCTTTCTACCTAATAGATTGGTGGTCACTAATGCCAATGGGTATGCTGTTAGTTCTGATATTTCTATTGAGAAATTAGAAACAATTGTTCAATATGCCCCAACTATTTTTGTTTCTAATCCTATTGCTACTACGACTTTTACAAATGCTTATTTGAATAATATATATTCTATAAATGTATATCCTATTGGGTCTACATTTAAATATACTTCTCTTGTTGATATGCCAGATTCCACTGCATTAGTAACAAGGATAGGGGCTAATACATGGGATTTGAATTTAACTACAATAAAATTGACATGAGATATTTGAAGTGTTTTTTTTTATTTTTAACATTATTGTTAGGATATAATTTATTTTCTCAGGTACTTTGGCAGCCGCAAGGAAGTTTTGAAATGCAAAATATCCGGGCATTAAACTCATCTGGAATACCAATTAAGGATACTATAAACTGGATAGGGTTTACTAATAGGGACAGTCTGGGGTGTATGGTTATTCGGCCAGCAGATGGTATTATTTATGTGAAAAAGAGAGGGTATTGGGCTGGATTGGCTTATACTTCTTTGGTCGCGACTAAGCTAAACTTATCAGATACTGCTAATATGCTAAATCCTTACCTACGTAAAGGGGATACTGCATTTATGTTAAGCCCTTACTTGCGTAAACTTGATACAGCTTCTTTATCTAATAGAATAGATCTGAAAGTTAATATATCTGATACCGCTTTAATGCTATCCAAATATCTACGGAAAAGTGATACTTCAACATTAAGTACAAGAATAGATGCTAGAGTAAAATATACAGATACTTCAGTCATGCTGAATCCATATCTGAGAAAAGGCGATACTGCAAATATGTTATCTCCCTATCTTCGTAAATCAGATACTTCTTCTCTTAATTCAAGGATAAATTTGAAATTAAATATATCGGATACATCATCCATGTTGAATGCTTATTTAAGGAAGGGTGATACAGCTGCCATGCTTTCTAAATATTTGCGAAAAAGTGATACAATAACATTATCTAATAGAATAAATACAAAAGTCAACATATCTGATACGGCCAATATGTTAGCTGCTTACCTTAGAAAAGGAGACACGGCTTCAATGCTGTCTAAATACCTGCGTAAATCAGACACAACCAGTATGCTCGCTCCATATTTAAGGAGATCAGATACTACCTCCATGTTAGCCCCTTATTTAAGAAGGTCTGATACAACTGCTATGCTATCCCCTTATCTTAGGCGATCTGATACAACTTCAATGCTATCTAATTACACTAGGGCTGCTTCCAACGGGTTAACTCATAATGGGCATACAGATGTGTTAGGCGGTACGCTATTAAATAATACAAACATAGAGATGGCGGGATTTGGGTTAACACTTAATAGAGCTTCAGGTGTTACTGGAGCATTGAATGTTCTTCCGCTAACAGTCGATATGAGTACTACTATAAATAATTTAACCCTAAGCAGGATTCAGCTGTGGACAGATGGTATATCTACAGGAGGTATAAAAATAGGGGATTTTTATGGCAAGGGAATGGTATATGAGACTGATTTATCTGCAGTTGGATTAACGGACCCCAGATGGATACCAGATCTTGCCGGTGTCAAGAAAGTTGTAAGTGATACCGCATCAATAAAATTAAATAAAACAGATACTGCATCGCTCTCCAATAGGATTAATATTAAGAATATTAGGACAGTGACTGCGACTACATCAGTGGCTTTAACAGATTATACAATTATTGTAAATAATTCAGCCGCAGCCGTATTGACATTACCGACAGCTTCATCTGCATCGGGAAGATTATATTTCGTTAAAAAAATAAGTGGAGCTTCATTAAATGTTACAGTACAGGGATCTGGTGCAGAATTAATTGATAATGCCAATACAAAAGTTTTATCAGTTCAATATAGTGCTATTTTAATACAGAGTGATGGTACAAAATGGCATGTGCTTTCTTGTTATGCTACATCAATTGTTTTATAAAATTTAATAATATGCTATTTGGCCCCCTTTATGTTGATCTAATATCAGATCTTTACATTTATGATTCCTTACCTCCAGGATTTGCTATGTTTACTGGAGGTAAAATAACCACTAATGATGAACCTATTCATTCATATAGATGGGATATAAATTCATTAGCAGTTGATGATGGGTATACCGTAATTAAACCTAATACAATTTCTGTAGAAACTCCCGGTCGATGGTTGAGGACTAAATCATATCCAGTAGCTCCAGTAATGGTAACATTCACTGGTACAACCAATCCATCAGGTAATTATTCAATTACTTATTCTACACCATTTACTTCTACTCCAAATGTTATAGCCTTAATTGTAGGCGGAAGTAATACACAATTTGTCAAATTAACATCTTCCACAACTACTGGATTCACGGTTCAGGTAATGAATAGGAATGATGTATTGGGATTATTGCCTACGTATAGTGCAGTAAATGGTGCGATTGTTAATGTTTTAGTAACTCAAAATATTTAAATATGAAGGCTCTTAAATTAATATTTGGCGAATCTTATAAAACCTCTATCGTAGGATATATTGTATCTGGCCTAGTGGCATATGATGGTTTACTTAAATCTGGAGAGACAGATTGGAAGAAAATAATTGTAGCTGTAGCATTAGCTGTATTTGGTCGGATTGCTGGTGATTCTAGCAAAAAATGACATTTATAAATAATGTTATATTTGTATATATAAAAATTATATGCCAGGATCTCAATTCACTAATAATCAACGCTCAGAATTTACTGGTGGCTTTACTCCTGTCACTTCCTTTAACCCTAATAGGATAATGGTTACAAATCAGTATGGGTATGCAACCGCATCTGATTTAACTATTGCTGATTTACAGGCGTCTTTAGGGGTTGTTAATTTTATATTTAATGATATTTCATCCCTAAGGTCGCTCAATAATATATTAATAATATCCTTATTAAAGGCAGCTAATGTATTGGGGTATTATGATAAAACAGATGGTGCTGGTGGGACATTTGTTTGGGATTCTACTTCAACTGAAGCTGATAATGGCGGTACTATTATTAAACCTACTGGCATAGCTGAAGGTAGATGGAAGAGGGTTATGGATAAAGCCCCTGTGAATGTAAGGATATTTGGGGCTAAGGGAGATGGAGTAACTGATGATACAGCAAGTATTATGAATGCTGCTGCTTATTGTAACTCTTTCCCTTCAGCAGGGGCGACATTATATTTTCCACAAAATGTAGGATATCAATGCTCTCAAACCGTGTCTTTAGGAACGGGGATAGGATTGTTAATGGACGGTATATTGAACTATACAGGACCTATGGATAGGCCGGCTATCGCCTGTGGGGCTGCCGGGGGGGCAACAAGTATTAGTAACCAGATATCTTATAGGGTAATGGTTAATAATGCCACTACTTTAACGTCTGGGAATTCATGGTTAGATGAGAATTTTATTGGAGTAAAGTTCACTAATTCCTACAATTGTAATATACAAATAATAAGATCTTCTTTTTTTACTATAGGCGTACAGTGTATTGGAGATGGATATGGATTTGCTTATAACAATGTGTTTTTAAATAATATAGCTAATAATAAGTTTGGGCTTGATCTAAACAATAACTTAGTAGGCGTTACACAGGGATGGTGTAATGAGAATAACTTTTATGGGGGTAGATTTTCTGTAGCTGGTGCTGCGTTTTCTGGGAAAGACAGAACAGGTGTTAGATTAACCAGTAAGCAATCTTACAATAATAATAATAATATATTCTATAAGCCAGCTTTTGAATTAGGACAATCTTCAGCTGGCGGGGGTATAGCATTGCCTATATTGATAGAGAGAGGCGTTTTAAATACCTTTCATGACTGTAGGGGAGAATCGGTAAATATTGTATTTGTAAGGACAGAAAATACTTCTGAAAACAACAGGGTTGAAATTGGGTATTCAGATGGTAGTACTGGACAGGTACAGGATAATGGCACGCTTCCGTCTACACTCGTATCTCAACGGCGGTTGCAGACAATGGATGGATATTTTAATACCATTTATAATTCTGGATATTTAACTAAAAAACTAACCCCATATAACAATACTGAATATTATATTGCTGATGAATTATTCTTTGGTAGTAGTTCAAATGCTTCCATCCTAGAGCATAGAACAATTACATCTATTACAAATGACTATGTAGAAATATCTTCTGCTGCTTCGATAGGGGTAAGAGTAAATACAAGGCTAAATAAGAGGTTTGTAATAAAAAGAGATTGTGATATAGTATCTGGTAATAATGGATATGGTAGGGTTTTTATAAGATGCTATGATGCTGCTGGTACAATATTATCAGGATCTACGCCTTTTTATGCAAGATCATTTGGGTCTACTCAGTTTATTGCATCTACGGCGCATGGTGGTGGGTACTTAACCCCGGTAGATTCTGGATTGAATACATATGTGTCTTTAGACCCTGCAGTACAATATATAGATGTTTTATTTACAGGAGGATCTAATAATGTTAGGTTGCGCTCTTTCCAGATTCAGTGTATTAATACTTATGATGGAGCAACGACTTCTGGGAACGGATATTCTAGTATCATTAAATTAAATAATAAGACTGGTAGATATGCTATTCAGGCCCCTATATCTGGTACATGGGCTGTAGGTGATATTATTAATAATTATAACCCTAGCCCGACAAGTGTAACTGGATGGAGGTGTACGGCCGCTGGTAGCCCTGGTACATGGTCTGATATAAATATATCAGCTCCTACATTGCAAGATGTTACTAATCAGGGAGCAAATACTACATTATCTATACAGACAGGGGGCATAGTTTCTACAGGGGGAATGTCAATGCCATATAGATCTGTTACGGCTACAGGTAATATATTAGCAACAGACTATCTTATATTGGGTAATAATACTACAGCTATTGATTTAACATTACCAGCCCCTGCTTCGGTCCCTGGAAAGATAATAGTAGTAAAAAAAATAAGCAATAATGGGTTCGGTGTTAAAGTAATAACTCCTTCTGGTACTATAGATGGAGCTACTGATTTCACCCTCTCTACATTAAATGAGTCAAAAAGAATACAAGCCTCTGCCACTAATTGGTATGTAATATAAAGTTTTATAACTATGCCCGGATTTAAATTTACTGAAAATCAACGCTCAGATATTACAGGGGGATTTACCCCGGTAACTTCCTTTAATCCTAACCGGGTATTAGTTACAAATGGTTATGGATATGCCGTTAGTTCTGATATTTTAACTTCAGATCTTGAAAGTTTAACTGGAATAGTTAACGGTACATTCGACTCTGTTTTAAGTCTCCGAAATATTATAAACGTTGTTACTATCCCTTTAATTAAAGAAGCGGTTTGTTTGGGATATTATACACGAGGTGACGGAGGGGGCGGTAGTTTTTATTGGGACTCATCATCCGTAGAGGCTGATAATGGTGGTACTATCATTAAAGTAAACTTACTAGCAACCGGCCGGTGGAAGAGAATAATGGATGGATCTCCTATAGATCCTCGTATTTTTGGTTGTAAGGGAGATGATGTAACTGATGATAGTGCATCGCTGCAGGCGTGTATTAATGCCTTTGGTGGGGATGATGTAGGAGATGGGATAAATATTTGTTTCTCTAAAGGTATTTATCGCCTAAAGGATATTGCCATCCCTCGTGGAATGAAGATCTATGCTGAGCAAACTGCTAAAGATAACGTTATAGCCCATGTGCCAGTTGTGATCAGGCCAGCCGCGGGTGCCACTTATGTATTCAATTTTAATGATGATTCTAAGAACTCTTCTGTAGAGAATCTTTACATAGATGGAGATTGGCAAAATAACCTTAATCTTGTTGCTGCTATTCGTTTTTCTGGTACTTTTAACCGCTTAGAGGGCAATAATATTGGAGCATGCGCACAATATGGTGTTTATTCTTTGGCGGGCGGTATGTACATTATAGATAATAATATCCAGGGATGGTTTGGTCCCCCTCCAGTATTCGATAACATAGATGATTTTAGAGGCGCTTTACATATCGTTGCAGCAGGAGACTCCTATGTTATAAATAACGAAATAGGTGCTGCTGAGCCATACCTTGCAGGTCAAGTACCTAACCCAATAGATATGCTTAGAGATCCTGTAAATCGCAGGATATGTGCTATCGTTTCTGTTAACTATTTTGGTAATTCTGTCGTAACAGGTAATATATTTGAGAACGGCGATAGAGCTGCAGTATTTAGTACAGGTCTGTATTGGTATGCTGCAGGAAACAGATATGAAATGTGTGGCGGTGGTGGCTTGCATTTGAGGGGTGTGTTTTCTTTTGGCCGGTTTATAGGGGAGCGATTTGCTAATAACAGTTTGGCTATTGATGGTGGGTTTGATGATATTGAAATAGGACCGGGGGGTATTGGCGGGGTAACTTTTATAGCGCCTTTATTTGAGAAGTTAGCTAATGCACTCATCCCAACTTCCACCTATTCCGTAAAATATAATGTATTAAATACCAGTCCTGATACTACATGGATTGCACCTACATATGATACAACATATTACACATTAGGCCCTGTAGATAATGTAACTCCTACTAATTTCCCAATGAAGGAGGCTATTATACAGACAGATGTAAATAATCCTGTATTTAATAGTGTTAGGTTATTTACTCCAGGTAACCCCTATGTGCAGATAGTACGGGGCGGTTCTCCAACTCTTTCTGGTGCTATCCAGTTCTGGGATGCAGATAATACATTAAGGGCAGGGATTGGTAATGCCCCAGGAACTGATATGTATTTCTCTATGTTAAAATCAGGAGGGATATGGAGCTTTCAAGGGGCAGATATGTTCATCCAACATGCTGCTGGTGCTGATGGTGCTTCACAGGTAATATGGTCTACTGATGGATTAGGCCCGGCTAATCTAAGACTTATAGGTGACGTAGGAGGTACTAAGGTAGGGGTTATTCAGGTGAATAATACTACTGGCGATATGCAGGTTACCAGTACCGCCGATATTAGGATGGGTGGTAATAATAACTGGGTATTTAAAAATAATGGGTTAAGCAATATACCCATAGCTCCTACAGTTGCAGCAGGAACATATGTATTTCTTGTTAGGGATAATGCCACTGGCGATCTACAGAGTGTTACTACGGCCAACTTTTTTACATTAGTTACTACTACCCCTTCAGTTACATTAGGGCCTGGTATTACGGGAAGCGTAGCTGTTGTTGGAAATGATTCAAGAGGAACCATTGGGGTTACTATTGTATCAGCAACATTGGCGGCGGATGATCCGATTGTTACCCTTACCTTTGGTACTCCCTATGGCGCTACCCCAGGAATTACATTCAGTCCTGAAAGTGGTCTTGCAGCAACTGCCGTAGGGGGAGTGTATAAGAAGAATGCAAGTGCTACTAGTTTCCAGTTGGCTTCAGGAGCAGGCGGAACATTGGCAGCAGGCAACTACTCTTTCAGTTATGCAGTCATTAAATAAAATATGAAATCCCTATTAAAATTCCTTAAAGAGCTGGTATCAGCAATTTTAAATGCACTTTCAAAACCTCAACAAAAAGACGGCCCCGGTGGCGGAACACACCCACCAGATCCTCCAGGAGGGAAAGGATAAACTCAGTGGTTATCTTATTGTAATAGGTGCCATCTCTTTTATATCGGCGTACCATATATGGGGATGGCTCTATTCAATAGGATTACGACATGCTTTTTATTCCTTTATAGCATTTGGGATGGCCTGTTGGGGATTGTATTTTAAAAGGAAGTTTAAGGAAGGGATATTAGGAGTGTTTTGTGATATTGTTTTTTGGTTGTTTTTGTTTAGTCTGGTTGATGAAATAAGACATGAATGTACTTCCTTCCATATTAATCAATATATCATTGGAATTTTAGTAATAATTTGGCGAATATATATTTTTCTCTCAAAGAACCCACGAAATGGAAAACAGTAACCCAGAACAAAATTCCTTCTTATGGAAGGTAGGTATTTATGCAATTGGCCTTGTATTAGGGATAACAGCTAAGTTGGCGACATTAGCAGATCAGAAGCAGCTTTCGTGGGGCAAAGCATGGATTCATGGTACGATTGCGCTTTCATCTGGTTGGTGTTGTTGGTGGCTGTTGGAGTCTAAGGGTATGACAGAAATAGCCCCAGTGGCAGGAGCAGTAATTGGAAGATATGGGGATCATATGTTATTAGCAATATGGAAGGGATTTAAGAAAGCAATATTTCCAAATATGGATGATAAATAGTTTTAGTATTTTACATTCATTAAATTATTAATTATGTGGTTTACTTCGTTGGATGATAACAGTAGTCCTATCAGAGTTTATATATTTCGTGAGGATATTAGTGATATAAGATCAGGATTTAACCCTGATGAATATGATGGGTGTTATTCAGTGGTGATTAAAAAGAATGAAGAAGAGGTTTGGATCTTAGAAGATGAGAACGAATTAAATGCTATTATAGCGGAAGAACGGAGAAAAGATATTTTGTTTTTACATCAATAATTATGACGCCGAAGGAGTTTTTTGATAAATATTATAAGGATGCTGCTGCTAGTGAAAAGGCAACTGGTGTACCGGCCGTATTTAAATTAGCACAGGCAGCTATTGAGAGCGCCTATGGTGCTAAAGCAGTAGGTAATAACTTTTTTGGAATAAAGGCAGACCCTTCATGGAAGGGGTTAACTCAACTTATAACCACTACAGAAATACATACTACTCCTAATGTCAAATATCCAGCTATTATTTCCATCACGAAGAGAGCGGATGGAAAATATAAATATGTGGTGAAAGATAAGTTTAGGGCATATACGTCCGCAGCAGATTCCTTCAATGATCACTCTCAATTTCTCCTTAAAAACCCCAGGTACAAAGAAGCATTCAATCACACTGATCCTATAGAGTTTGCGGCAGCTGTTAGCAAATCGGGGTATGCCACATCACCAGAATATTTATCACTATTGACTAAGGTGATCAAGATGTTTGAGAAGATGTTATAATTCATTAACAAACTGAAGAGGGATACAGGAAGTATAACAAGCAGCATCTATTACCTCTTTCTTACTGTTATCAATAAACACATCAAACCCCATACTATCTAACCATGTGTATTTAGGTTTATCGTGAGTGTAGATAACGTTTTGGAGAGGGATGTGGGAGTCCTTAACTACTTTCTGAAAGAAAGGCTCTTCTGTTCCTTGTTTGCTTCTAGCTGTTACTACCCATACTTCATTGCCCGCTTTAATTAACATACGGGCAAAGGCTTGCATGCGGGGATCGCTGAGGCAATGATCAAAATCTAGCGCACATCTAAGGCTCATGGTCTTTCGTATTTATCCCTTAATTCTGCTAATCTCTCAATGGAGTTTTCATAATCCTCTTCTCCATATCCTTGCTTCCTAGCCTCATCCGTTAAGAATTGTTCTCTCGCAAACACCTCTATCTCTCCATCTGAAACTTTTCCTATCATCTCAAACATCCCATCATAAAATACCTCATCTCCATATCCATATGTTTCAGCACAATTTATTAAATCAAGGATATTGTGTAGATCAGTTACTACAGCCCTATTTTGATCTTTACCTATTTCTTCTATCATAGTTTTATGTTTTAAAGTATTTTACCTTCAAAAATTCTTTTATTTTCAACCCTGAATGTTCCATCCGCCTCAAATGAAACTACTGCAAATCCATGATTATAGCCATTTATATGTGGAGTATAATCAGGATGTAAATCAGAAAGGCATCCAGTCGTCCAACAAGTAATAATACCTCCATTCATTTTCATAGCAGTATATTCAGAAGTCTTATGAACATGGCCAGCCAAAATAGATTCATTAGTTTTCAGGAAAGCATTTCTTGCAGGGGATACAGCAGTACCGAATCCTCTAAATATAGTATCTCCATGAACACAAGACAACCCTCCCATCATAACTTTTTGCTTATCTGTAAGCACTTTAATACCTAATTCATCACATCCAAAAATATAGGAGAATTCAAACTCAGGGATACCTAATAATTCAGGAGCTTTAGCCATAAGATAGCGCTCCCATCGCCTATCATGATTACCCACACTTAAATAAATAGGAATACTTTCAAATTCACTTCTTAACCATCTAAGCACTTCTTTAGTAGAATCTATTTCATATTTAAGATCACGTTTCCGAGGGTCGGTTTGAAAATAACTACAGGCATAAAAATCCACAAGATCTCCATTAATATGAACCGCTTTCACTCCTACGCTTTTGCCATAATCTACTGCCAATTCAATTGCTCTTTTGTCGTGATATGGCACATGTAAATCAGATAAAATAAGAACTTTATTATGCCCCAATGGGATATGAAAGGGCTTTATTTCTTCTGAAAGTCCTTCGGGGAGAGAGTATGGATTAGTAGGGCGATCACTTATTTCGTGTCTGTTTTCATCCATTTTCAATTTCATCCTTTGTCCATTCTTTCCTCTAACTGTTCTCACCATAGACCTAGTTGATTCTTCACTAGTAAAAAACTTCTTGTTTTGATTAAAGATAAGCCGGGCCAGTTTAGCTTGTGGCATATCAGGATATTTATCCGAATATTCACGTACAATGTCTGTTCTACTTGTCTTTTTCTGTGCCATAAAATTTGTTTAGGTAAAGGGATAAATTCGGCTTCTCCGAATCGATTATAACAAAGGTAATTAGAATCTTATTAATACTCTTTGAATAGTTACACCCACAAATGGCCTTACTTTTAAATCACTACTAACCCCATATCCTACTCCCACTCCAACACTCCACTTCTTAGGTGCTGGATAAGCTACCTTATAAGAGATAAGTTCCTCTACAGTGGTATGAGGGTTCATGTTTTTCACACTAACTATTTCTCCGTCCTTAACCTTGTCATGGGATAAAACGTATTCATTAGTTACTTGCGTGAAGATTGAGAAGGAATCTGGAGAAGCAGTGGCCGAGTATTTCAGCCACTTATCTTCCCCTTTGGTTTTATAGATATGGGATATTGTATCAACATAATATGGAACTTGTACAACACTATCCCTAGTCACCATCTTCACATAAGAAGCATCCGTACTTCCTTTCTTATTCATTAATCTCGTTATCTCTTCATCCTTACCAGCCAAAAGACCCTTGTTAGAGTTTAATATGGCAGTAAGGGATTTTTTATCTGAGATAAGAGTGAGAATATGGGCTTCTTGTCTATTTAAAGAATCCCTTGTAATATGCAAAGTATCCTGCAAGGCTTTGGCTAGATTACTGGATATTTCTTTAGGTGTGAATATTCCAGTGAATTGAATTACTATTATTAGTACGAGGGCTGCAATTAACAGCCATGTTTTTGTAGTCATGGTTTTTGTTTTATATTTTAGACAATCCTTTTATCTCCCTTATCAATTTACAACTAACCTTCACATCTAAATACAAATACTTTTTAGGATCACGATTTCCAGTCCATTTATCAAATAATGTTTTATTATCATTTCTAGTTATCCCTCTAGTTCTCAAAGCCCGGGATATATAAAGTGGATCTTTATTCTTATTCTTTTCATCTCCTAATATAAACTCATCACTTATCAGCTCTTCATTAATCCATTTCTTGTTATTTTCTTGTGCGCGGAGGGAGAAGGTGAAGATGCCGAGGTAGATGCTCATTTGCCTACAATTTGAGTATCCCAATAAGTTACAGCTACAGCCAACGCAGCCCACATATCCCCCGATATACCAAAAGTATGACCCGGCTTTTTTTTAGTCCCAGGAGCGCCGAAACGATCTATCAGGGCTTGACGAATATTAGCATCTTTAGCTTTAGTTTGCCCACAAATGTGCATTTTGATATCTTTTCGGTAAATAAGATCGGGTGATATATATGTATGTAATGATGCTTCTATGAATCTTCCTATCCATACACATGTTTCAAACACCTCTTTTCCAACAGCCATCCCATAACTTGCAATCATTTCAATAACTACTCTATCATATGTATCAAATTCTACAAATTTCATATTTGATCTTAAATCATGGTTATCAATCTTGCCATAATTAAGTATCCCATGTTCTCCAAATAACACATATGCACTCTGGATTGGCCCTGGATCAATAGCTAAAATAGTCATGATTTATTATGATTTAATAGGGATGTCAAAATAGTTATTTGGTGATGTGATTCCTGAATAAGCCCATTGATTAAATTATACCAGAATAAATAATCTATAACCTCTCCATCCATCTCTTTCTGTGCATGCGCTGCTAATGGTTTTTCTCTAAACCTCACCGCCTGTTCTCCATAAGCTGATATTAAAAGGTAATTAACCTTTTCTCTCAGGAAAGTAGCTCCTTGAAGGCCATTGTGTATGAGAGATAATTGATGTGTGATAGTGGAAATATCATCGTATGACACAGGGTTGCATACAAGTAATCTATACTTCTCTATATCATCTTTAATAGAATTAAGCCGTTCTCTTCTTTCTTTCTCGTTCATGTATCACAAATTTAATGATTAATAATGGAATACAAATACATAGTACAATAATTGCCGGAAAAATTAAACTGATTCCATCCATGCCTTAGGGATATTAAGTTTAGAAACATAAACATAATCGTAATTGCTATCCATAGTCATATCTACTGTAATCATTCCATCCTTAATCATCTTTTTAACCAAAACATTTATCATATGCTTTCTTCTGGCCACTCCATCATATCCTCTATTTTTCTTTTTATTAGAGAAGGTTTCAGATACAGTAAACACGCATTCGTTTTTCTTACGTTCACCTACAATTTCATTGATCTTTTCTCTATACTTATCATCAATCCGATAGGTCACAATATGCTCATTTATTAGCCGATGGACAGTTCTTCTATCTCTATTTATAAAGGGAGCTACTTCCATATTGGATATCCCTAACTTATTTGTTAAAAGATATACATAGGCCATTCGAGCAGCAGTAATGACATATGCCCTTCCCTTTTTATTACTTATCTGCTCAGGAGTCACCCCAAAGGATTCACATACAGCTTTAAGTATTGCATTTCCTGATCTAAGCTCCATAATCCATTAATTTGACAGTGTGAGTATAATGCCCATTATTATCTGTATATCCTTCTACTTTAACAATGCCTTCATCAAGTAACATCTTCATAAAATCTTTAAGCATCAATTCTTCTTTTTTATTATTACTATACCCTGAATACTCCCTAAAACGTCTGGAATGCTCTTTTATTACTTTCCCCTGCGGTTCTTCTTTCCCATAATTACTCATAAACTGAATATATCTTGAATTATACTTGATATATTCTTCATGCTTTTTTAACCGGTAAAAAGAACTACAACGTCCCCATTTCATTATTTCAGATATTTCACGAGGGGTATAATTGCCTATCTTGAAAAGATTATACGTTATTGCTGTCCTTAAAAATACCATGTTTTCTGTAGAACTATTATTGCTAAGGCATTTTGGTGTTGTATTAAAAGCCTTACATGTTTTCTCTACTATTTCTTCTGCCAACGTTTTTATTTCCTCTCGTGCCATAATGGATCTTCATTTGTTTCTGTCATGAGTAATCTGTGTTTATCAAAGGCGGCTATGATATTTATTGTATTGCCGCTCCCTCGTTTATTAAAAAGCCGGATGTAAGACCTATCCGAAAGGTATTCTGTATTATAAGAAGTGGACCTGTCTATATCTTCACACATGCTGAGATACACCATAAAATCCAAATTATCTGCTATCTTCTGGCTACCTCTTATATCCCCATATAAATCCCTCTTTGTCTTATCTGCGGTCTTTACTACGTGAATGATCAGTAGGATAAAAAGGTCAAACTCATTGGCTAATTCCTTTAGATCTGCTGTATTCTTATTGGATGCTTCCACTTCGCCCTTATTGCCTTCTGCCATGAGGGATAACCCATCAACCAGTAAAATATCTATCTTTCCTGCCTTGTTGGAGTTTTCGATAATAGCGTTCCGATAATCATCAGTACTTAACCTGCTATTCTGGCTTATGAAAAGGCTGTTGCCGAGTCGTTTAGCTATATCCTTGTGCATTGCTACACGGGCTGTTTCTATATCCTTTTCGTAATAGTCTTTGATCACATCAGAGGCGTTATAGCCCGGAATATCCACTATCTGGTCTATCTCCCTTTCCAACCACTGATACCAGCTCATTTCTGCAGTATTCACCATCCCTATAGCCCCATGTTCTGAGATGTTGTGGTTTAGGATCTGTTGGGCTAGTAGTGACTTCTTGGTTCCTCCTAGTCCTATTATTCCCCCTACCTTCCCCCTTAATTTGCCCTTAAATTCTTTGTCGATAGAAGGTATCCCAAAGTACAATTTAGAGCGTTTATCCAGCACCATAGCCTCATATCCCGGTACTAATTCTGCTACTGTTTTCCATGCCTTTTCTTGTATTGGTTTGATCTTCCCACTTCGTTCTATCCTTCTCTCTGCGTTCTTGACTATCTGCTTTAGCTCTTCATCGTCTAATGGATTAGGGCTACATTGATTTATAGACCGGATAATCTGTAGAACAGAATTTTTATGGAGTTGGCCATTTGTAAGGTCAAAAAGCATTGCACTCTGTCTAAAGAACTGAGAATTGCGCTCACCTTCTTGTGGAGGGCAAAAGAAATCCCCATCACTAAATAATTCCCCCCTATGCACATCTGTAGGCTTCGGCTTATTAATGATGTTAGCCCAATGAATAGACAGGAGGTTATTACGAGTAATATTATATATAGGCTTAGGCCGCAAGAAATCAGTTCTTGGATTAAGAGCGAGTTCTTTAATTTCATAGATCGTGAGATTTTGAAGTTCATCAAAAGATAATTCTACTTTATAAAGACCAGATTTATCATTTTTAGAATTAGGAACACGAAAAATCCTTACTGCATCATAAATCTTCATGTCCAAATTATCCACATGTTCTGCTATCTCATATGCTAATTCCTTCATTTGCCAATATAGATCAGGGCTACCGGTAAAACCACCAAAGCACTTAGCGTCTATCATTAAATGGAATCCCTTGTTGCCACTGAAATAATAGGTAATATCATCAGGGCTAAGAGAGAATTCAGTATTAAGATAAGCTACTGCCTTTACTGCATTCTGCCTTGCTAATTCAAGATCCCCACAGTCTATATCTAAGGGAAATGCGTCTGCATATAAATCCCCTGGATAAAGAGCTATAGAGCCTCCATTAACCCGGATATATTCCATCACATTAGCATCGAAAGAAAAGAGAGAAGCATAACGTTCGTAATTGCAAGGAGCTGGATCGATATTCCCTACAGGGATAATTACATTCCTATTCTGTAGACTATGCTCTACTATTTCTTTATACATTCAGGTATATGGATTAAAATAAAAAGAAATGGCTAAAATTTATGAGAAGTTACGATTGTGGTGTACTTCTAGGTATGGACATTATTCATATTCATGGTATTAAGGACTGTAGGAAAGGGAATGTTTTAAAAATAAAGCCTGTACAACCAGTCTGAGAGGGTTGCTACTTCCCTTCTCCACTTTTCAGTGTTGTTGTGCGTAGTTGATTCTGATGTAGCGATCAGATACAGACTTTATTTAGTTATTTAAATACCCAGGCTCTACACATAAATTACGTGACTTGGGATTTGAACCCACAAAAGCCTTACCACACCTTACAAGGGACGGGTATTAATTATTTAAAATGGAAGATCTCCGGGTGAGGATTTATACTGTTCATTACTTCTCCGCTGATTACCATTATTACCAGCTGGCTCTAACTTCCCACTATTCCAAATATCCTTACCATTCTTATTCTTCCAGCAGCCAAATTTATACTTGCCGGGAGCAAGAGGTTCTGTAATTTCCAGATAGCCATTAAGTACTGGCTGTTTGTTTTCTGGTGTTGCTTTTTCGTTTTTAAAAAGTGTTACTGGTGTTGCTTTAAAATCAGCCATTGTTGTTTTATTTAAGTTAAAAATTTAGATATTTTGTAATGTTTTATGTTCACGAAATTTAGCTTTGTATTGAGGATCAGGAGCCATATTATCCAATTCCATCATCACATCTACCACCGCAGCAAGCCCCTTATATTGATCTTCTAATATCTCCACCTTTGTGTAATATAAATATTGATCAATGTGGATATCTGTGTTAATTTCAAAGGCATATTCAATTTTAGCCATTTCTTGTTCAGAGTAACCAGTGAGTCTTAATAGCCTGCTAGCAAGATAATCATGATCTAATATTTCTCCAGCCTTCTCACTATGGGGAAATCTTGAAATTTGATTATGTAATCTATCTGTAAAGAATAAGTAGCTCCACCACTCAACATCTCTATCACACATAGGATTATAAAAATCATCTAATTCCAAATTAGCCCCTTCCGCATCCGCTACAATATTTCCCACTGCACAACATTTACAATCTCCTTTAGCTAATGTTCCCTCAAAATATGCCTTTACTAAGGCGTTATAGGCACGATTAAATCTTTCTGAGTTCATGCTTCTTGTAGTTTTAAAGTAGGGTGATTAATAAGTAAAGGTTTTATTTCGTCAATGTTTATTTGATCGATTATTGAATCAGGAATGTTGAGTGTGAAGGAGTATTCTGGAAGGCCAGGGCGAAAGATAACAGGAGTAGAATCAAATTTACGGATATAATCTATAGTTTTTCTATCCAAAATGATACAATTTTCTTGTTGATGAGGAAGGTGTAGATATGGATAAAAAGCACATGCAGTAACGATTGCTTTGGGAAATATATCCCTAACTGCCAAAGCTACTGCACAGTTAGTTGATACATTTTCCATTTCTCCAAATCCGCAATTCTTACTTCTCTCCAAAATCTCTTTAGTTACTGTTATTGTCAGTTGATAACTCATTGTTTAGTATTTTTATAGTTACAGGAATCTCGTTTTCTTCAAGTATCTCCAATACCAACCCCATACTTACCCCCTTTGCCCTATTGGGATACTTATTGTAATAATTGATTGAGGTAGAATGATACATATCCTTTCTATCCTCTAATACCTTTTCAAACACCTCAGCAACCTCCGGGTATTTCTCTCGTAGCTTTTCTGCGTTAAATGATGTATCTCTTCTAAACGTCATAATAATTAAATTTCTTTACAGCCCTTATACGCTATATAATCATATAATTTAGGGGCATAGTGTGAATATCCCTTAGTTACTACATAATCTATTTGCTTCCCCCTTCCATCTTCCGAAATCCAACTCCACGTATCTCCATTTAGTAGAGGAGTAGTTAATACAGTAACCTTAAGGCATAAATTATATTCAAACTCATAATGTACATCCCCTGCCTTTATATTTTCTATGATTATATTACCTCTTGTGTGTGTCATAATTATTGATATTAAAACTTATAAATAACCCCGTAATAAGACTAAAACAGGGATAATAAAATGGATCTATCTGTTATGAACTGTGTGTTTTAAATGTATTCTGGATAATTTTGGGCAAACCATTCATCAAACCATTTGTCATCATAATAAACTAACTTAACTCCTTCGTCCCACGCTTCTTTTGCAAGAGCTTTTATTTTAAGTTTAAAATGTTGATTAGACCACATAGCTGCATCTAGGAACCCAGCCATAAAATATTGAGAACGTAAATCTTCCACGCTTCCATATCTTCTAATACATTCCCGTTCTGCTTCTTCATATCTCTCTTCAGGTGTTGTCATGGTATAAAGTTAAGAGTTATTTTCTAATTAGCAAAATTTATTTCTCTTTTTTTATAATATTTAAATATCTTCCTCCACATTCCTTCCACGAATAACAAGCGCTCAATATACATTCATCACAGCCAGCATTTTCAGTCCATCCACATTTGAAGCAGTGTTGTAGTGATATGGGTCGCTTTGAAAAATCATCTATATAATCTACCTTCCATTTATCTGCACATACAGGACAGATAAACATATCTCTATTTGGGTCTATTGGCTCTTCAAACAGGTCTAATAATTCCTCCATTTTTAAATATTTTAATTAAAGAAAAATCTGAATCAAATATTGCATATTGGGCTGTGAGATGTTTGTTTAATTCATTCATTTTATGATTACATCCTCGACATGCTAAGACTGTATAATCAAAATTATTTTCCTGAGCATAGCGTCTTATATCTGTTTTCGGATATAAATGCTCAATACTTGCATGGTATTCTTCATTATCTTCTTCAGGTGTTCTTATTATAGTCTTTATTCCACAATAGGAACATATCCCATTAGCCTGTTTATATAATCTTAATAAGACTCTTTTCCTGTGACCACGTGCCATGATTATTAAATTTCTTCGTAAAAACTAATATCATCTTCATCAAATTCAACATCATAATAAAGTTCATCTTCATCAGTATAATATTCTGTTAAATAAGTAACATTATCATTATCGATGTGTTCACTACAATAAATCTCATGATTGGGATATTCAGCAAAACATTCATCACAATGCCAATCCCAATAAGTATTATATTCATCATCCCATCTTGCCAAACAATCATCACAAACATCATCAGGGCTTATTAAACCCTCTCCACATACTTTGCATCTCTTGTAATCCATAATAGCTATTTTAACCATCCAGGTAAATCAAGTTCTTGTATTTCATTTCCTACCCAAAATTCATAGCCCCCGCTAAAATCTCCTTTCTCTAAACAATCTTTAAAGTCCTCTGTTTTCTGTCTTAATGTTAGCTTTCCCCGCCTGATATAATCATCAGAAGCCCTAAATACACCTGAAAGATATGGAGGCTTTTTCTCTACCCAAATATAGTAAGAATCAGGGGTGGGAAGGGCAGTATCATAAATTCCATTCTGGATGTGATAACCCTTATCATAGAAATCATTTTGGATCTTCCTATAAACCCCACTCTGTACTGTCTTTAATTCTACTTTATGGGTTACATTCCCTTCTTCATCACACCCTAAGAAGTCTATATACCCCACAAAAGGAAGCCCATTGTAATCAAACTGTATCTTATATTCAGGTGTACCATGCTTTATTAAGGTCATAGCCTGTGAATTGTTCCTGATAGAATTAGCCATACCTTCCGCCTGTTTGTACAGCTTATAGGGAATATGCTCTTTCCCTTCATTCGCTGCTATAAAATCTGCCTTTATCTTTTTACCTTCTGTAGTTCTTCCATCACACTCAGGGATACAAGCATATAATTCTTTAGCCTTTTCTGGTTCTAAAACCATACTATGTAGTACTTTTCCGACAATTAAAGCATCTGTATCTTCCTCATCTTCTTTATCCAAATAATATTGATATAAAGCCGGGGCTTTTGTGAAATGGAAGAAAGAAGTGAAGGAAAGGGGGCGGTTGTGGAGAAATTCCCAATTAATAGTTGTCATAATAATTATGATCTTAATTCTTCTAAATGAATTATAGACTTATCAATCACTTCATCATTAAGAGAAATAGCTACGACTAAATATTCTTTACCATATCTGATTTCAGTATCTACTGCAATAGCTAATTCCCTTTTGATCATCTCTCTTATATCATCCATCATTAGGCCAGTTATTGAATCGTTCATGAGTATTTTTCTTTTAACATTTGTAAAAATTCTTTTCCTTTTTCTGTTAATCCATTTTCATCCCAATAGTTGCCGTCATGGAATAACTGTAAATAGACCCAGAAATTAACGTCATGTCCCCTATATTCTTCTTTTAATAATTTATCAGCACCATTTTCCCCTAATATAGCTTCAGCACCGCCACCAACGACAGCCCCTGGATCAATCAAACACCTCCCGACAGCACACATTCTCCCATCTAGTGTTAAATATTCGCACATCCCATTGGTAGATGCCCTTCTACTAGTATCTTCCGAATAATAAGTGGCTGTTTCTTCTATAATTTCTAATTTAGTTTTCATGGTTATTTGGTTATATCGTTAACTAAATCTTTTTGTTCTTTTATTTTCAAAGATGTTGCATGGTCTTTGGCGGCATTGATTATTCTTTCGTCTGCCTGTAATTCCATCTTTAACTTAGAAAAAGCATCCCTCATCCTCTCTACATTGTTATATTTCTGTAATTCCTTGATGGTTTTAGTAGCTTCTTGTTCGGATACTTTAGGCATTTCTTTTTTAGGGGGATCGGCCTTCTTACTAGCACTATTCCCGTCATCATCCTGCCCTACAATTCTAAGCCCCAATATCGCAGTAAGGGCATACCTCTTTTGATAGGAAATAAGGCTTCCTACCTCTTGCGGGCCTGCTTTTGTAGGCACCATATTATAAGTAGATTCAAAGAATTCCCCAGAAGGGACGTGGATAAGTTTGGTGGTAAGGTTATAATCACCTTCGGGATGTTGAGTATAAAGGAGGTCATATTTAGCCAACACCGGATCTACTAATTCCTGTATCCCTTCAAGAGCCGCATAGTTCTTCCCAAAATAAGGGTTAAGATCTCCTTTTTCGATAGCCGGGACTTCTTTTTTGAAGGCAAGAAGAGCGGCAGATATTTTTAGTATAGATTGTGATTCTTTCATTGTAATGGTTTGTATTTTTTGAGAACTATTGTTTCTTCATATTCTTCTACAAAATGAATGGAAGAAGGATCGAATTTCCATCCCCTTTCTTCAGGTCCATCATCACCTGTTGTCTCTGCATCCATGAATCCTATTAATTTATCTTCTAATTTAATAACACGAAAAACATTATTCCACCATCTCTTTGTATCCACCACTTCCTCGTGAATATCTTTCTGATAAGATAAGAACTCATGTAATTCATAATCACTCCACACCATTTCATTTCTTTGAAAATAATCTTGTAAAAATTGTATTGCGTTCATATGTTTATATGTTTACTGAATTTATAAGTGCAAAATACGCATGCAAGAAATTCCCTTCTTGGAAGTGTGCATAATTGAAAGAAATGTTATTAGTTTGTAACAATAATAATATACGCCTAGCGGCTCCTTTGGGAGTGTTATCAATACCATCCCAATTACCACTAAAACACCATTCCCATTCATCTGATTCTGGATCTATCTCAAATACTCTTTCACTATATTTGGTCCAACTTTCCCCAGGAAGTTTAGGTAATCCAGCATATGGTCCGTGGCCTACTGCGCATCCGATACTTCCGCAATTTGTTTGTAAGCGCTGCTCACGATAAAAAGGCTCATCCGAAAATTTACTAATATCGAATTTAGATTCTTTAAATTCATTTGTTAATAAATAATCAGCAAGTATTTTTAAATTTTCTCTGTTCATGGTATATGGTGTTTATTGCGTTATTAAATGATTCCTTACAATAATTAGCGCCTGATAATCATCTATCTCTCTTAAATAATCGTACTTCACCAAATGCACAGGCCAATGCTCAGTAATCCACTCCCCCTCACATCCTACACTATGACATTCCTTTACATAATAAACATGGAGAATATCCCATGCGTTTATAAGTTGGGCATCAAAGAGCGCATACATCAGATGTTCATCTTCTAAAGATAAAGTCCTTCCTGTATCTTTCCCATCTTCTTTTAACCTATAACTTATCTTTAAATAAAACTTGTCTTTGCCGGCAGATGCAGAAATACCTTCTATTTCAATCTGTGAATATTTTAGTGACTTCATCGGTAGTTGTTTTAGGGATAGGTGGTAAATCTACAAATTCCTTTCTATATAAAGCCCGGACTTTCATAAAGAAGATCTTGTCTTTCATCATCCTGTCTTTTAGTTCAGAAAGGAAAGCCATTTGCTCATTTACAGGTAGATCTCTGAAGTCCCATGTGTTTAGAGCTTTAGATACTATTTCGTCTGTGTATTCTTTAAAGTTGTTCATTGGGATCAGTTAAGATGAGATAGAATTTTTGAGTGTTGCTGGGAGTATTTAAGACCTCTCTTATTTCTTTAAAAGAGATATGCCCCATTCTATTAACAATAGAATATTCTCTAATTATTTCTCCCTTATACTTACCCATACTCCACTCTTTTACCTTAAAGGCCGATGATACCCAATATCCTCCAAAATACCTATCTGCCGCTCGCGCTTCTGCACAATCTTCATTGCAGTTATATTCATTCCCCTCAAAATCCTCTTTTATAAACTCTATTTTAATCTGTTTCATGGTATATCATTTTTAAGATTATCAGAATGTGAATAGGAAAAATTATCAGTAGTTGTTAGGCTCTTTAATAACTCATTCAATCCTTCTGGCCACTTTTTAGTTAAGTAAAAATTATATACTACTCCTAATCCAATAAAGGATTCTTTTGATAGTCTCATAGTTTGATTGGATCTTCCTGATGATTCAGGATTTTCAACTGATAAGCAAAAGGTGCCATCTTCAAGGGAGAAAGCGGATATGTGTCGTCCATTAATAAAATCCATTTGAAAGAAGTCAGTTATCTTTATTTGAATACCAGCAACATTTGCTGTTCCGTAATCCTGTTCCATGTTGTAAAATTAAGATGATTTTTCTAATTAGCAAAATATTTAAGTGTTTATTTCTTGCACTTCGTGAAAAGCAAACATCCTCCCATTCTCATGTAATATAGCTGTCCTCACTAGCCCTCTAATCTCCCCTGAACTTCTCACAAAATCATTAGTCTGTCTTACGCTCCCTATTAGCTCTTTCATCGCTAAAATGCGGTTATCAGAGTAGTTAAAACTGAATGTTTCAGTAATGTTGTCGTCTTTTAGATAGGTTATCATTTTCATGATCATAGCTTTTATGTAGTGAAATAAATACATGCCAGAATGTGTTATTCCAATAGGTACGACCATATTTGATAATCAGGGAAGTAAAATGAAATATAGCTAAGGTGCTAACAACAGGGATGAGAAGTAAAAATAATACTGTCGCTACCATTCCTGCTAAAAATGCTTTTAAAACTATCATAACTATAGGTTTTTTAATACTGGCAATCCTAGTCTTAATCGGTGGGCATTCCTTTTAATAAGCCTGATTCTATCTGCCTGTTTCTTTGTAGGGCCGAATAGTTTGTATCTTATTTTCTCTATTAGACGTGGAAGCACTTCTAATAAAATCAGGGCTATACACAAAACTCCTAATCCGGGAAGCCAGAAGGGCGCATTTTCTATTAAGATAATAAGTATTCGTTTCATTGGAATATTGTTTGGTGGATTATGCGTAATTGTTCAAGGGATAATGTATAAGTTCCATATGCACTTAATCTCTTTCTTATTTCCGTAGATAGCTTGTTATATTCTTGCAGATCTTTTACTTCCTCAATAGAGGTATATAATTGTATTTCAAATTGTTGATACTTAGGATAGTATGTTCTGAGGGTTTCAATAACCACTTTACTCATTGAAATATCATCTAGATGTAGGTATTTATTACCTATCGAAGATATTTTGTACTCCTTTCCATTTACATTCCATAAAGATTGCCCTACTTTTAGGTTGTGTTTCATAATATCTTAATTTAATGTGGTATACCCATTTTTATTGCTGTCCAATCATGGAATCTTCCAAATACCGAGCTTTTCCTATTAGATAAGCATAATAATGGATGCGCAATTGCGTTGTGAATTATAAACCAAAATGCTTTTGTTTTACTTTTCCTATTCATATTCTTCCTCCTTTTCTGCTGGAGGGATAAGACCATATTCCCTCAGGTGGTTATTTATATTAGACCAAAAAATATGGGGAGCGAAGGAAAACCCTTTTGTGAATTGTTCCGCCATGTGCTTTACTGCTATACGGGCAAAGGGGGTAAATGCTGTAATTCTTTCGTTTATTACCGAATGATAAAATCCTCTATTGTTCATGTAAGTTTCAAAGAATTTATCATCTATTTTTGCCATTTCCTCAGCTATCTGGCGGACAAGTTCTTCGTGCTTATTCATAATATTCATGAATTACTGTTTTTATAAATTGCCATCCTAATACCGATGCACTTTCCTCGGCCCGGGCTTCATTATCAAAAATAAAAGATTTAAAGCCTTCTGGAGTGCTGAAAATATTTATGTATATAGTCTTTTTGGTGGGAGCCATGAAGAGATCATGACTGCTTTGTGTGTAGCTCATACGGCCATTTATTGTATAAGATGCTACCCTTTCCCCTTCCTTACTGTCCACAAGCCCAATTACTGGATACTTAGCACGTCTATCAATACATATAACTCTTACTTCTTCCCCTTTTCCTGTAACTACTTTTTCTCCCTTCATAGCCCCTTCTGCGTTGAAAGGCTTTAATTTTGTAAGATCAATTGTGTTATCCATTTTGTTGTCCCTCCGCAGCTTCATATGAATACCCTAATTCAATGTAACTTTCACTCCATTCTTTGGTAATCTCTTGTGCTAATTCCTCTATATATTCAGGAGTAGCATTATCCTCCACTTCAAAATATTCTTCATTCTGATGATCAGACAGAAAACCTATTGAAAGGTGCATTTTTATTTTAAATCTTTTCATATTATTGTATTTTAATGTTAATTACTTGCCACTCTACTCCTTCTCTTGTCCATCTATATCTATATTCCTTTCCACACTCACATTTATGCGTACGTGGTTCTGCATTTACTTCATCAAAGAAATAATCATCATTATAGCCGGATAAATCTATTTTCGTTTTAAATAGGTTATGATTATATCTTTTATCTACACAATCACAATATGTAGTTACAAATAAATCATTACCCCAATGTTCAAAAGGAAGTACTTTCATGTTATTTAGTTTTTAATATTATTATATCAGCGTATTTAATAGCTAATTCAGTTAATAATACCGGATCAGGCTTTATTGAAAGGGCTGGATTGGAAAGAAGCCCGGATAAAAGAGATACTACAATATCTAATCTTTTCTTTTGTGCTTCCCGGTCCATTTCTCTCTTAATTATTCCTGAATGACTACCTGGACGTGGTGGTATCATAATTGTTTGTTATTTCTCCCAAATATTGCCCCTACTAGCATAGTAAGTATTACAATAATTAGGTAGGTGAGTATAATGTATTTACAGATCATGGGATTCAAGATTTAGCTCTTCGTTTATCTGCCAGCACCATTTCCATTCTCTTTCTAACTCCAAACTATTATCCGTACAATCCCCATCATATCCCCTTCTGAACTTCAAGAAATTATCTACATAGTCCTGCATGTCGGGGAAGTTTTCTATAACCCATTTTGCGCGGGTTGGGGTAGGTTCTGTCATGGGTTAAAAATTAGGGGTGGGGATTAATAATTTATAAAGTCCATTATCTTCCCATTCCCACGTATAAGAGGGATCTAGTAAAAAACATCTTCTTGATAGTTCAGAAGAAGATGGCCAATATTCTGCAATCCTAATCCCTGTAACTCCATAGCCAAATATTGATATAGTGGCTTCTGATTCAAGTTTTTTTATTAATCCTCTTTCAGGTTTAAATACTTCGGGGAATAAGGTTTTTAATGTGTCCTTAGCTGCTGGACATGTTGCAACTGCTTCTAATATTTTTTCTTTAGTTATTTTAAGTTCCATTGGATTTGATTTTAAAGTAAATTGGTTTGGATTGACAAAATATTCGACTCCTGTATCTGTTTTTATTTTAAGATACTCTCTATCCCTTCTGGCATCCAAAGCGACATACGCCTTATTCACAGTACAATAATTTATAGCCCACGAATTTTCTGCACAATCGGGATGTTCAGGCGCATCAGGATTACTAAAAACAACTATATCTCCAGGTTTAAATTTCATGTTATTGGTTTTTAGGAGTTGGAATTAAAATGTAACCATTATCCATTTCATCGGGATGAGGAATAACTTCCCATTCATATTTTTCTGATAAATAAAAAGCCCTTTCATTTAATTCACTTATCTCATCATCATCCCCACTATTCAGTATGCTAATACCTATCTCATCATAAGAAGTATATGATAATTTAATATCCATTGGAATTGTCTTTTCCAATCCTTTCTCCTTTTCAAAAGCAGCTGGAAATAACTGTCTTAATTCCGCCCCCACTTCTTCATTCAATTTAGCGAGGTAGTTAATGTTTTCTTTACTTAATACATATTCGTTCATGGTAATAGTTTTTTCTGAGTCTGTGGTTGTATCTGTTTCAGGGGCTAATTCAAATTGATTGGGATTTACATATAATACAGCTGAAGTATTAAATCTAGGAACAAAAATTCCTATATATGATTCTGCCGCTTCCCCCACTTCGTATGTTTCTTCAGCCCTACAGTATTTTCTTGCCCAGAAATCACTCATATCTTGATGCTCAATAGTATGAATATAGGTATATTTAAATACCACCTTATCTCCTTTTTTGAATTTCATAGTTTTGTTTTTATAAAGGTAAACAGTATTTTGCTATTAAGCAAATTTTATTTGAAGGAATTGTATATTTCTTGTAATTGGTCATGGGTAATGGAAAGATTATGTTCTGCAATGATTGATTTTACCAGATCTTCTCCATCTCCACTTAATCCCTTACTTTCTTGCCAATAATGGCTCACATCATGCAATTGCTGAACAACATTCAAAAAACGATTTTCCCAATGACAGAGAGGGGATGGCAGTTTTCCTTTTATTTGTCCGACCATTTTGCCTTCCATGTTTTTATTATATGATTTATCATCAATAAATCTACCTATTGCACATTTTTCTCCAGTGGATGTACGGTATTTACAAGAGGCCCCACGTTTTGCCCTTCTACTAGTATCTTCTCCATAATACCTTATTGTATCTAATAAAAATTCTTCTTTTGTTTGTGGTATATTCATTTTTCAATTTTTAAAAGTTGGAAATTCATAATAACGACTCTTCCTAATTCAGGGTGTTTTTTATTTAACTGTATTTGAATCCTTTTGATGTCTGAATAATCATCTAGAGGGACGTCCATGATAACTTCTCCATTCCCTTTGTTCATATTATCCCCAAAATAAGATACAAAATAATAGTACTTCATTGTTGTTTGTTTTTAATGTCATGTAATGCGGCTAAGATGCGTTGTTTGGGAGTGGGTTGAGGGTAATTTCTATCTAGGCCATCGTTTACAGACGATATAGATATATTATGGCCTGAAGCTATATCTATTAGTACATTATATATCCCCAAGTACTGGCAGTGTCCCAAAGCACAGTGTTGCCCTAGATGGTTAGTAATTTGTCTTGTACACCATTTATTTTCCGGAATTTTACTAAAGAAATCAATAAAATAATCTACTGTATACATGGTTTGGAGGTTAAAAAGTGAAAGTTTAGTGATTTGAATGTTATATTCTTCTTTCATTGTAGCTAATTCCTGTTCTGCTTTTCTAATTATCTCTGCTCTACATTCTAATTCCGTGTCTATTTCCGCAATTAAATGATCAATAACATGACCAATATATGAATCATTGTCTGTTTCTTCAACAATCTCACAATCATCTATGTCAATACATCCTCCCCCATTTGTGCCGGGTATTATAGGGACACAATAACGCTTAGAATCATATACATTAACAGTAATTATTTCACCTATTTTATCCGCATACCAATAAGTATGTTTATTGCTTTTAATTATTCTTACTTCCATATAAAGTATTTTAAAGTTTAAAATCTTCCGTTTTCCCATTCCTCATTATCTCTATATGCCAATTCCCTTTTGATCTTAGCGGCAGAGAAGAGGGTTGGAATGCCTATTTCGGCATTAGAAAGCATAATCTGTAATTCAGCTATGCTGTAGGTTGAAATCTCGTTTGTTGTGGTGTTCATTGTATAAGATTTAAGAGATTAAGAGATTATGTGATTATAAAAGTACATAAGGGATGATCTTTGCAATACCCTTGTATTCTTTTTAAATACGCCAAAGCCCCTTCATAATTTCCCCATCCATTTGTAGGGGCCAGTTCTTTAAAAAAACCTGATTCATCTTCCATTTTCTTAATAGCCATTTCTAATACACTATCTACATATCTTGCATTGGCTCCACTCAACTCTGTAATAGATTCGCCAATTGCTAATGAGAACATAGGCGATACATTGTAATTATAATCACCAATATCAACTACTTCATGCCATGAATTTCCGGTATATATTATTAAAGAAGCATCGTAACTCATAAAATTATAGTTTAGTAAATGAATAACCCATATCATACATTCTTCTAAAGCCCGGTGTAAAGAAATAATCTCCTTCATAAATCATTATTCCACTTCTTATGTGTGAGGCGTTGGAGATATATTTCCAATTACTAAATACCCATCCACTCGCATCTTCCCAACAACCATAAATCCTTACTCCATCCACTACAGCTCCCCTGCATGCACTAAGGTCATTGCCAAATAATCCCCATCCCTTATGTATTAACTTGCCCTGGCTATATATTTTAGCAGTTACGAACCCTAATATATATCGGGTTATTTCGATTGTGGCAACAGGGAAGTGATATTGGTCTGTTTCGCCGTAGGAAACATTGTAGGCTTCTTGTGATTTAATAAGTTTCATAATCCCATGTTTTTTAGGTCATTTAATGCCGCAAGGATTCTTTCTTTTGGGGTTGATTGAAAGTAAGGTAATGATTTATAATCGTTAATTTCATATACATTACTTAATTGATCCCATGGTCTCCCTTTATTCTTTATAAGTTTACTAAACATTACTATTAAAGCAATGATTTCTTCGGGATAATCATCTATAGAATTATAAAATTCTATCAATCCACAATGGCCTAAAACGCAACAAGCCTTTCCATTATTTAATACTCCTGTTGTCCATTTATCTTCTGGGATCAGTGTAAACTTATCTATAAAATATTGCGCAGTGTATTTCATATAATTAATTGAAGGTTAAGAAATATATCAGGGCTAGTATAATTAACCCGGCAATCACTTTAGTCATGTTATTGTATTTAAGGCCATGTGCTTTTTCTGTGGCGGATGAAATAAGCGATTATAGTTGTGGTGATAATTAGGTAGAGGAACATAAAAAGGGATTTAGATGTTAGTATTGAATTGGGATTTTACCTGTTATCTGTTCATGCCAATTATAAGGAACGCCATTAGCTAAAAAGTAACGGATTCTTTTGGCAGCTCCTATAGGGGTATTATCTGAATATTTCCAACCATATCCAAATAACCATTCGGTTTCATCATCAGAAGCACAGCGCACATCATTTACCCAATCAAAATTTATATGTTTTCTGTGTCCTAAAATACAAGTAGCCATTCGCCCCATATCAAAAGGAGCCTTCAACTCCCCTTCTAAATAATCAGCCATCAAGGCAAGGTTACTTCTGTTCATATTGTTTGGTTTTAATATCGTTTAAGGCTGCGAGAATACGGGCTTTAGGGGTGGCTTGTTGGTAATATGGGCTATTCCCATCATTAATATGAGCCACAGTATTACCTTCTTCTCTAAACATTTTGAGTAATTCACACTCTGCTCTGGTCATGTTTCGTGCTAGAAGATGGCCCCTAGCACAACATTGATTTGTTTCATTTATAAAAGTGCCCGTACACCATTCCTGATCGGGTATAACAGAAAAGAACCCTATAAAATAATCTACTGTGTATTCCATAATGAAAGTTTTAGATGGATTTGATGAATACTGCTTCTGGATTAGCTTCTACAAAATCAGCTATCTGGGGCCATGTTTTACCTGAATCATTCATATAAGATAATGAACTGGCACCGGGAGTCATTATCAATCCTGAAGGTGAATAAAAACATACTCCATGTTCTCCTATTAAAGTTGTGTCCCCATCTAACCTTTCGTTACTGGAAATTATTTTTCCATCTTTAAAGGGTGCAGGAAGTCCCCTCATTCGATTATAAACTACACACCATTCTCCCAAACAACAGGCGCGATAATTATCCTCACTCCCTTCCCCCAAACGCGCTTTCATCTGTCTTTCAGGATGTTCCCTTAAGGACTTAATCCATTCCTTTTGTATTGTCCCTAATTCAAATTTGTCTTTCATAATATGATTTTTAATTGTTAAGTAATTGAATGGCCGCATCTGCTTCAGCTTTCCATCTCGGCTTAAATTGCTCTATCCATCCTGCAAACGCTTCTTTAGTATCTATCTTAACCCCATATTCAGCCTCTTCCTGAGTGAGACGTAAATAAGATTTAAATGTTTCAAAAGATCTTTCATTCTTATAAAACCACCCATTCTCTACAGCATACATAGGCACCCCGTTGATATCAGATAAATGGAGGTCAATAAAAGGTTGCAGGGAAGGAGCTTTTTTCGCTATTTCTTCATGTATTGCCCCGCACATAATTAATTCGTACTTACTTCCTTTCTGATCCTCTATATAATCAGAATACCGTCCCCTTATCTTCTCGCCAATACTACCTGTAATACTAAAATAAGTATGATTGGTAGTACTAAGACCGTAAGTAATAATCATTAGCTTATTGCCATATTTGATGTATTTTTTCTTAGTCTGTTCCATGATTATAATGTTTTTGACAAGGTAAAGGTAAGTGTGTTTGTGCTAACTAGCAAATATTTATTGTCACAATATTGTAAATACATACCCGCTGTTCTCAATCTCAAATCCCTTAGTCATATTTCGTAGGTCATAAGGGAAGGTGAAAAGGGAAGTAGTGCCAGCAATATAATAGTGGTAGCCCTGAGAGTCATGAGAGGCTAATACCATGTACTCTAGTTTTCCGTTGATATATACCTTAGCCTTTTTCATGATCTCAATATTAATTTAACAATTAATGATTCTGCCTCCCATATTGTATCATGGTAAGGAGTTGGTAGCAGTTGGGAATGATAGGACTTAGCAAGATTTAATAAATCCACTAAGATTTCTAATTCTGTGGGCGTTAATAGCCCTTCTTTCTGTTTTCTTAAATCGATAGACATAATATTATAATTTAAGGTTAATGTTTTATTTTTCTTGCACCTTGGATTCAATTTCTTTTATTATCTCATTAGCGATAATATCAATACTGCGTCCTTCAGTGAGCCCGAAACGCTGGAAATTATCCCCGGAATAGAAGGCCATGTAGGTACCATGTATAACTTTAACTATCAAATGTTGTCCGTTTGGGAGTATAAAAGATTTCTGTTTCATAATAAATGTTTTAAAAGTTTAAGCAAACCTGCCGGGACTAGCCCGACAACGCACGGATTTTACGCCTTAATTGCCCTTCATATTCATATTACTTAATTCCTTATGAAAGTCAAGGTAAACCCTATAAACATTACCTGCTTTAGAGGTCTTTAAAGCATATACACGACCTTTCTTAGTCATATAAACAGGCCATACTTTCCCTTTCACATCCGTAAAAGTCAAAGCAAGCAACTCGTCTGTTTTAGCCGTATCTTTCACAGCAACATAATTACCAGATTTATCCCTTACCACAGTCTGGGCTTTAACATTATAAGCCATCAGAAACAAAAGAAGGATAGCAGTGAGTGTAAAAACAGTTAGAAATCTCATAATAGTAATTTTAAGCGTTATAGTTAGGGTTTGAAGGAGTGTTTTGCCAAATCTGTTCAGTTACAATATTTACCAACTCCTTCTGTATTTCATCCAGCTGAATCAACTGCTCAGGGGTAATATCCCCATGTTCGGTGCTAGCATACACATGTAATTCATTAAATAAGGTAGTTAACATTTCGTCTACCTTATCCCTCGTAATTATTCGTAGTTCAAGCCAGCTAATTTGTTTGCCTGTGTTTTTTGTCATATTAATGTCATTTAGATTGTTTAGAAATGATTATTTACGTCTCTTACCACCAATCCCCGGTCCATTTACGGTGCCGGGGCGGTAGGGATTTAGTAGTCTTTTACCTTCGTACTACGATCAATCCAGAACTTAGAGACCATCTTGTCTACACCATAAGCGGTGAGCCATGCAATTACAAACATAGTTGTACATTTTAAAAGTGAAAGAAAAAGGTTAGACAATGCTATTCTTAACAATATAAGGATAATGTGTACCAAATCCTTCTATGCTAATTTCAGTATATGTGAATTCCTGCATCTGAGCCTTTCTTAAGGCCTGATACCTATTGTGTGCCTCAACAGTTCCTACAAATACCAGCTCCTGAGGCTGAAACCTTGCACTGCGGTTAAAATAAATTAAGTATTGTTTCATGAGTTTGAGTTTAAAGGTTAAAAGATATTAAAAGTAGGGGCCGTAGCCCCCTAAATCACAAAGATGGTTTCAAAGGTCCCGTGAATATCACTAATAGTAAACGGTTCACCGTTATGTACGTAATACCACTTGTGACCCTTGTTAAAAAGGATTTCGTTAGAGACCATTGTATGATTGATCTCTCCCGTAAAACCAGTTACATAAAACACGATAGTCTTGTCCTTTAAGCTAACTCCAGCCCTCCGGGCCAGTAACCCCGCAGCTGCTCTTAAAGATCCTTTGTTAGTTAATTTGCGCATATCAATCCATTTTATTAAACCAAAGATACATCGTGTTTTGCTAAATAGCAAATAATAAGGGTATTTTATTGTCATAAAACTGTAAATATTCTCCCTGTGGTGCTTTTATTCCTAACAATATTTGGATATGGTAAGGATATATCCCATAGTAGTGTCTGTAATAAGCTTTCTGTTTAACTGTAATAATTTATGTTACACTTAATTACATACCGATCGGTATCTTTTATTATACTATACTTATGTTAGTTAGTTACTTTTAGTAACCAACTACTACCAAAACCCGGCAGGCTAACATCGCAAGGGAGGTCCCCGGAGACGGAAGGGATGAGAAAGAGGAGGGGGTAATCCCCTGATACTCAATATCTTCCACAACTTACCTCAACCTTTCCTCCAACCTCCCGACAATCAAACGGCCCTCACAACTCCCCGGGCTACTTTCAAATATCCAATCCTCAGGGCTTTGGTTTACAATATTGTGACACAAATGTGTCGTAAAGCCCGGGCTTCCCCCGAATACGGTTTTCCCCCTAACAATATTTTCCCGCCAACAATTTCTGGCAGGGTTAGGATTGCCTGATTAGTTAGCTTTGGAAAAGAGCTTTTGGGGCTTTGGACGGTTTGAACCCGGCAATCAAACAAAGCCAGCTTTCCCTAGCCCGGCAGGCACCCCACCCGGTCGAAGTTTTTCGTTTCCCCCGGGAGGGCAAGGCGCTGGGTTGGTGGTGGTTGCCCCCCACTAAAGCACATCTAATACTTTTAGCCTCTATTTTCACTGTCCCCTACGCATTCTTACACATCTATCCCTCTTCATCCTTATTCACCACCTTTTTGCTCCTATATCCTTCTAATAAAGCCCGGGCCTTGAAACTATTTTGGGATAAAAAGGTTTCAATTACCACCCTACCCGGTCTAAATAAACGGCTTCCCCCGAGCCCGGTAGCTACAATACCGTTTTTAACCCCCTAGAGCCCATATTTTAGCCTGTTTCTCCCCTAATGGGCTACATACCCCTTATAAATGTCATTTAATTGTAAAATGGCTTCCAGTAAGATCCATTATTTTGCTAGTTAGAAAAGAATGTTTACCTTTGTATAAATCCTTTATCTATGAACATGAATGAACTTAAAAAGAGTATATACAAGAATAACCCTATTGCTGAACTGTTATTCGCTAGAAAAGGTGTTTTGGTATATAGTTCTCATGTACCTGAATGTGCTATTACTTTTAGTATACCTATGGATGATATGGGCGAAGCTGATTTCTTCCCTACCATGAGGGCTAAATACTTAATTAGATGGATATCTGCTACTTCTCTTAATGAATGTTCTAAATAAAATAATAATATGGGCTATTATGCTAATTACGTTTATAAACCTGATACCCCTACTCCATATACCCTATTTGCTGTTGAGTATCTAGAGGGTGAAGAAGAGTTTAGGTATGATATAATGACTTTAGAACACGGGATTATTACAGCTATTAAGATAGATAAAGCATTTTACGAACAACTTAAATCAGAATTAAATGCCAAAATTCAAGATCCTTAAAACAGACGGACATACAGGAGACGAATCTCTTTACATGGTAGTAGATAGCCCTGCGGATGCTCAGGAATATTTCAGGAAGTGGGGTGATTATATCTTCACTGCCACCCAGATTACAGATGAAGAATACGAAACACTTAAATCTCAATTAGATGAATCTAAAAGTAATTAATTGGGGCCATATAGAAAATGAGATTGAATGGCTTAGGTATTCTGCTGAAGGAACGGGTGAACATAAGGATATAATTAAAACATATATTGACTGTATACACAATCTCATACTATCTTCAATCCGAGAACATAACGAACCATCTAAAAACGAATCAAATGAATCTGAAGGTAATTGACTTAGATTGGTTGGAAGAGAAACTGCGGATGTATACTCATGCAGGGGAGTTTGGGATTATAGTTTCCGATCATACTGCCCTAGTCCTAGCCGAAGTAATCTCCCAAACAAAGCCTATTATCCCTCATATAGACAGTGCATATGATGCTGGATATGAACAGGGGGTAGATGAAGTACTGAAGGATTATGCTTATGTTCCCCTTTCTTTCAACCCTTCACCTTACGAACAAGCTCTCTTAAACTTTAAAAAAGAAAACGGATATGAGTAAAATACCTGATTACAAACAATTTCTTGCTGAAGAATGTGGATATGCAGATGGTAATGATATGATAGCAATAGAACTAAATGGTATGGATGTATGTGATGCTATGAGGAAGTATGGAGAATTAGTACGGAATATAACCCTTAAATGGGCTGCTGCTAATGCTAATTTAATAGATGAAATATCCGGGGAAGTAATATCTTCCTTGAGCGACAATGTTTGTGAATTTGTAGTTAATGAATCCTCCATCCTCTCCGGCATCAATCACCCAGACTTACACATATGAAAGTACTTCCAGAAAAATTCACCCTTAAAGGCTTCGACTACCACCAACTAAACCGCTCTGCCAAAGCAGCTATCTACGAGGTCACTTCTGGCTCTACACACATATGCTACGAGGTAATACGGGTTACTATACAGCCAGAAAGGGTTATTACAGGACATATAACAGAAGAAGGGGAATATTACCCTGGTACTGCTACATGGGGAACTAATGGGTTTACCTGTAATACTAGGGAAAGAGCAGAAGAGATATTTAACGAATTAAACCAATAACCATGAAACTACGAACTAAAAAAGAGTACTTTGAAGAAACTGCTGTAGCCCGGGCTTATGCAAGAAAGGCAGCTGAACAAGTGCCTAAACGAGAACCTTTAGCCCGGCAATATAGGGATAGGGAGGATAGAATATGGACTAAATCAACTGATGGGCTATACTATCACCAGCAGTATATACTTACATCTGCAGAAATAAGTACTATGAATTTAGTAGGTAGTATTAAGCCATTGGAAGATTATAATGAAGATGACTTTTAAATTTATTACTCACTACACAATAACAAACTAATGCAATTATTTGGACTATACACAAAGAAAGAAATTATAAAGCTACTAAAAGAAGCCCATTATCACGGCTGGTTATGTAAGGATGATAGCTCTAATGGGGACAAATATTATCCCAATCCTCCTGCTTCCGATACAACAGATGAAGAACTGCAAGACTGGTACTTTAAACAGTTCTTAGAATATTCTCCTTATTCACCCTTTAATTAACTAACATGAATCCCTTTACCGTCCTCCGGGCTATATACTACGCCTTATTTGAGGTAACAGATGTATACGGCACTTATATGTATTTGGATAATCTGGGAGAAAAAGACTTCTCCTGCAGGGTTATGTTATGGATATTAGATAAAAGATTATAAAATATATACTTATGGCAAAGTTTAGGAAAAAACCAGTAGTAATTGAAGCAATTCAATATAATGGCAATAATGGATTTGAGCTGAGTAAATGGTCAAATAATGTTATTATAGAAAGCCCCGTTTTGGAACCAACAGAGGATAATAAATCAGGAGAGTATGTTCAGATAAAAACATTAGAAGGTATTATGATAGGTATAGTAGGGGATTGGATTATTAAAGGTATTAATGGAGAATTCTATCCTTGTAAACCAGATATATTTGAAAAAACTTACGAACCCATAAACGAATAACTATGAAAAAGAAAGAAAAACTTAGCCCATCAGGTAAGACTAAGCAAGAGATCTTAGATAAGATTGAACAATGTTTAGATGAAATAGAGATGTTTAAGGCGGATATACAAGCCACAGAAGCCCAAATAGTAGAACTGGAAATAGAGTTAGATAGACTTCTTTAAAAAATAACTATCTTTGCAGTAATGTTTAACAAGGTACTGTCGATCTCCGGCCTCTTTCCAGTCGCCGGATTTTCTTTTAACACTTAAAAACTAATATATGGGCTTATTTAACTCTAAAAAGAAGAAAGAACCAGAAATATCTGAAGAACCCAAAGAAGAACTAAAACCCAAAGATTGGTTAGATAGGACAGAGAAAGAAAGAATAAAGGCTGATCAGGAGGCTACAGAGAAATTTAAACAAAAACATAAAAAATGATGCTAATCTATAAGAAAGTAATTAAAGACACCAAAAGACTGGATTTACCATTAACCCTTACCTACGAACAATTCCATAAGCTCCCGCAAGCAGATAAGAATTACTATGTATTGGTAGATGGGCATTTCTATACCACCCTCCCATCAAAGGGGATAAAGGTGAAAACTTAATCGTACCTGATACGCTTACGCTCAGCGCACCCATTCAGGGCTTTTTCTACCCTCAGCATTAGTTGGGGGTATTTTATTTAGCTTACCTTTGTAATATTAATTCAAACATAAAACAAACAAACATGAAATCAAGTATCAAAATTGCAGTAAATTCAGAATGTAAACCCGTAATTGAAGTGATTCAGATTGAATCTGATGATGTAAGGGATACATTAATTAAGAAATGGAAAGAGTCTTTAGGGTATGTTTCTAATTGGGCTAAAATTGAGTTTGTAGATCCTAATGGGGAAGGAGTAAGGTTCCATTTAACTCCTGTCACTGTTGAGGAAATGGAGCATGAAAAATGGTTAATGGAAGGTAGAGTAACTCTCTTTAATGAGGAGACAGAATCTAGTCTCTAATATCCCTATTTCTAAATTAACAGGTCCCTGGCTACGGCTGGGGATTTTTTTTTGAATGTCGCGCCGAAGGCAGCGAACAACTACGCTCAGATCCCACCAACCCATATAATATTAGTTATTTGTTAATATTTAGTTAATTGGATTAGGGTTAAGTCTAAGCGTAAGCGAAAAAAAACTATCCAAGAAAACTGTATTTAGTATCCCGTACTTTCAGCCCCCTAGCTATATTTAAATTTAAAGTAACCCATATAGCAGCTTTATAGGGTTAAAACGAAGTGAAAATTATTACTAGTAGGTTATTAGTAAGGTTAAAACTGGCTATTCAGCTAAAATATATTACCCTCCTTCTAGCTGCTTTCTGGGATATTTTTTCACCCTTCGGGTTCAGTTTAACCCTTAAAATATACTAATATAGTAAGTGATTATAGGGTTAGAATTATAGCTGTATATAATAAGATAAGAAAGAAGCTAGATGGCACTTTTTCAGCACTTTTTTTCATTGTAATTATATATATATCAATAAATTAGATCTAAAAATAAGCCATTTTCATCGTACCTGTGGGAGTATCAATCGTACCTGTGGGAGTATCAATCGTACCTGTGGGAGTACGATCTGTAATTAAATTTGGTTATTAAATACATTTTACCTACCTTTGTATCTATTGAAAATGAACATATCCCGCCGATGAAAAGAAAACTTTTAGGAGAGAAATTTACTGTAGATCATGCAGAAGAAGTATTATCTAAGGATAATCCAGATTTTACAGGACAAGCCTTCAGAAAAAAGATAACAGAACCCCTATTTTACAAAAGGTATCTCACAGATCTTTGTATGCTCCATGGGCTATCCCCTATTGACCGGGTAGTGCTTGACTATATATGTTGTTGTATGGACAATCTGAATTCTGCCAGACTGGATAAAGATTTCTATGGTAAAGTAAAGAGAGAAACGGATATAGGAGAGCAAACCACTAAAAATAGCATTCATAAATTAAAGAAGGCTGGCATTTTATTTAATTCTGCAGATAATGCCAAATGCAAATATTATGTTAATCCTAATTACGCGGCTAAGGCTAACTTCCATGATTTATGCAAAATAGTCACTAGAATCGAATATTCTGATGATAAATCTACTGCTATTGTTACAGAATTTATTCCAAATTCCGGCAATGGTCGTCCTATGAGGATAGAAGAATACGAATGGACCAAATCAGGCATTGATACAAAATCATTCTATAGGATGATGGGCGCTAAGGATAATGAGGATAGGGAATATGTTTATTATGAACTAGAAGTATCAAAAGAAAAGGGTTCCGTGTTGGAAAGGATGTCTGCTGCTCTTGATAGAAAACCAGAAGAATATAATAAATTAAACAATAGATTAATTCAATTGAATACCCTAACAGGGATGATAAATAATAGAGATAGCATTGAGGATATTAAAAAATTATTTAGGCCCAGAGATCCTAACAATTAAATTTGCTAATTAGAAAAATAACCTCTACCTTTACATAAATCTATACCATGAATAAATATTTTGCTAAATATCTTCCTGTAGAAGGAGGAGTATTTTTCACTAATGCCTTAAATTCTGAGGGGGTCATAGGACAAGAAGGGTTACAGGATGTTTTTTTTCAAAAGAAGAAACTATTCCTTTGTTCAAGAGATTGGGAATATGGAGATAATGTAATACATATCAAAACCTTTAAAAAGACGACCATAAGTCCCGCTTTCATAAATAAGTATTTACACAAAATGGGATATAATGATGATGAAAATTGGGTGAAAGTAATAGGCGAAATTTCCCCCAATGCCACATGGGTAAAAGAAGGGGATGAGTTCACAGAAGAACAACTAGGTATATATACTGATGATACATTATCTAGTATGGTTGAATTTGTGCCTTATAATTGTATTCCTGAAGATAATTGGAACGATTTAGGATCTCCTGATATTATAATAGGCATCCTTTGCCCAACCTGCAAAACCTTTCACTAAACTTATACCATGAAAATAGTACACATTTCCGACACTCACGGCCTACATTGCTATGTCAAACCAATCCCCTGCGACCTGATTATTCATACTGGAGATTTTTCCGACATCGGAGAGGAAGAAGAAGTCCTTGATTTCTTTGATTGGTTTAATTGTTATCCGGCTAAGTATAAAGTAGTTATTGCAGGGAATCATGATAGATGTTTTGACAGAACATTATTTGATAATATTATACCTGAATTTGTAATAGATCAAGTAGTTAACTTTGTTGAATTATCACAAGGATGTAACTTCTATCTTGAAAACGGCGGCTGTGAGATTGAAGGGATAAAGATATGGGGCAGTCCTGTTACTCCTACCTTCGGTAAAGGATGGGCCTTTAATGTGGATAGGGGGCTACCAATTGGTAATATATGGTCTGCTATTCCTCCAGATACAGACATTCTTCTCACTCATGGTCCGGCATATGATATGCTAGATGAATTAGAATACGGAGAAAAAGTAGGGTGTAAGGACCTTGCTAATTTCATAAATAACAACAGGATTAAATATCATTTAACTGGACATATACATTCAGGATATGGCCTCATGTACTCCGACCATACTCTTATTTCAAATGCTGCCATCTGCAACGAACAATACGAGCCAGTAAACAAACCTATCATCATTCAATATAAATAAATCATGACTGATCCAGCTATATCTTTTGAAACTTACGACTTAGCCATATCTAAGGGCTACCATGAAGAGGTGTTTGATGAGAACTTTAAGGTATCCACAACTCAATCAGAGCTACAACGCTGGCTACGAGATCATAAACGCATTGTAATGTTCGTCCAGCCCAAAGGCATGAAATACCATTGGACTATTTATTTGGATGATTTTAAGAATGGAGAGCATGGATATACATTACATGAGAAATGGGAAGAGGCTATGGAGGAAGGATTGAAAACGGCTTTAAATCTAATCCCATGATTGTAGCTATTGTAGGCACTAGAGCCTATACTAATCAACAACATGTATGGGATATGATGAACATCATAGTTCAAAAATATCCTAATGTAATATTTATCTCGGGGGATTGCGATACGGGCCCCGATCATTATGCCCTTGAATATTGTAAGCAAAATGGGATTGATATTATTATATGTGGCGCAGGATGGATTAAATATGGGAAAGCAGGAGGCTCTATAAGGAACAAGAGGATAGCAGAGCAAATGGATGTAGGGGTAGCATTTTGGGATAAGAAATCTCCTGGTACTAGAAGTTTTATTGATGCAGCTAAGGCAGTCGGCAAATTAGATAAAGTATTCATTTACGATTTACTACCTTTGTAAAAAATAAAACTATGTCTGAATTAACATTAGGAGAAAAAAGAGTACGCACTTCCTTCAATCCATCCGCCATCAGCATTGTGGATACTATCAAACAAAAGGTAGCAGAATTGATTAATATTTGTGAAAGTATTAAAACGCCTAACAATGTTCGTGAGGCATCTGTGGCTCAAACTGAATTTGAATCAGCTGCTCATTGGGCTGTAAAAGCAGCTACTTCGGGTTTGTAATTAAATAATAGCTTGGTCTTTGGTGTTTGGAACACCCGAAGTTGAGGACGCTCAACCGCTGTCAAGAAGTGCGTTCGAATCGCAGCCCGGCGCTGAGTTTTGGTCATGTTTTCTGCGGAATCGTTTTGTATGGATAATCAGCAAACGACATTCTACCGTCTTTGATAAACTTGGCAAGTGTATGAGAAACTGGCGTAACCAGTAAGTATTATACCTCCGGCCCTACTTAAAACGTGGGGCCTTTTTATTTAAAATAAATTTTGCTAATTGGAAAATAAGTATTAACTTCACATCCATCACCTTATACCTAATTCCTTTACCATGAAACAGCATAAACTTCTGCCTTCGCAGTTTTTCTCTTTCTACATGGAATTATACCCCTTTATACTTAGGTTCTCTGTAAATCAAACGTTAGAGGAGATATGTAATGAAGATCATATAGATGATACTGATGATTTTACAGTATCCCTTATATCCGCTTGTACCACTCCCGGTAGAATAATCCCTTTTGAAGATTCTGTTTATCTTTGTGTTTTAAAGAGATTTGATACTTCTCCATCCTCACATGGTGTCTTTGCCCATGAAGCTCTTCATTTAATGAATTTCATTGTAGAAAAGATAGGTGCTAAATTATGTACTGATAACGATGAATTTTGTTGTTATATGCTCGGGTATATTACAGAGAAATTTTACGAGAACTTAAAATATTGATCATGGGGGATATTGTAATACGGCTGAAGGAATTGGGAAACTATGATAGTAAGATGGTAGAAGCATATGATACCATCATAACATTAAAAGATAATTATCTTAAAACGTCTTTTGATTTTTATAGCACAGAAGAAGATACTGAATTAGGTATTGATATTACAGTTCATAGAAAAGGTACTTCTATCTATAAAAAGGAGAGTATCATATATACAGGGATAAGTTTCTTAGAAAAGAAAGATAGATGGCAGGTTATAGTTGAAAGTACTGATAGATTGCTTACGCAGTATTTTGAAGCAGAAGATGAGGAAGCGGCATACAATTATTTCAATCAAATTCATAAATGGTTATATAATGAGTGAAATTCCATATCCAACCATACCGATAACACCATTCCAAGACCGGGAATTAAAGATAAGGGAAATGGCTGAGCAGAGATATATGATAGAAGCTCTTACGCGGTCAATATCTGCCACGATAGACATGGGCTATGAAAAGGATAAGGTACTAGCCTTTACTGATACTGCAAGGGATATTATGTCCAGAAAATTAATTGAATTAGTAAATAAAATATGATGCTATTCCAAGAAATAAATGAAATCGCACCAAATGCCCTCTCCGCCTTTTTAAGGGAATATGAAAGTACTAAATGCCCATTACCTATAGGACAATATCCCGATGCGGCATTAAGAGGGTTGATATTGGAATGGCTTCAGGATTATATGGATTTAGATATATCAGAGCTTGTGGCTAATGATCTTTGGAAGGGGAAGGATCTTCTCATTAACTCACTCATTGAATTAGAAAAAGAATACATTATTAAATAGTAACACAATGATCACATCTATAAAGAATCATGAAGATTATTTAGCAGCTCTAGATGAATTATATATTCTCCTAGATATGCCGCCAGCTGGCATGACAAAAGGCGATGCGGATAGGCAGGGAGAATTATTTGATATGGTAAGCGAGTGGGAAAGGGAATATGAATCACCGATAAACGATTAATATGTATCTAAAAAGTAAGAGATTTTTCAAATCATTCATGTTTACTTTTCAAGTAGGCACAATGTTAGGTGATCGTAATTTTTATTTGTTTGAAGCGCTTCCTTCTCTTTCATTTAAGCGCATAGGTCAAAATGAATGGGTTGCTACAAAAGAATATATATTATCCCTTAGCTGGATCAGATGGTATATTGAGATTGGTTTAGATGTAAAATAGTAACTTTGTGACTTACTAACCTATTAAATTCATATGAAAGTCTCAAAGAAAACTGTAAAGGCTGTTGCTAAGCCTAAAAAGAAAGGTGAAAACCCTAAACTCATTCAAGCATCAAAAACTAAATTTGGTTACTAATGGCAAAGTCGCATCCAGGGTTTAAAAAAGTTCAGGCAAATATTGCCAAAAAGGAAGGAATTAGTGAGAAGAGGGCTGGAGCTATTCTGGCTTCTTCCACCCGCAAGGCGGCAGCTAAACCTTCCAATGTGAAGAAAAATCCAAATCTTAAAAAAGTAAAAGGGTAATCAATCCCGATCTATCGCGGTTTGTGGCCCTGTTTTATTCTTATTACAGGGCTTATTTTTCACCTAACCATGAAACGAATGAGCATATTTGATACAGCAGAAGCAATGGGGAGTTTAGCTATAGATTACACATGCGCTCCAAAATCCATTAAGATATTATTTGAGCCTAATGGGGTTCCTGAATATGTGGTTATTTCTCGTAATGATGAGAAAGAAGCGGGGGAAGATATGGCCATGAGGCTTTCTAAAGTACATTATGAAGAATATCCCTTTGGTAATTATACTTTGTTTATAACTTATGATCATATATGAGAACTACAAATAATGCAAGAGGGGAGAAGAGATTGTTGGTACTGGCGGACGCTGAGCAAAAAGAACGTCACTCGTTCCTTATGCCAGACGGAACGAGAAAATCATTCTTTTTAGGTACTAAGTACAGCGAGGACAATCGTTTGTCAAAGCCAACGCTCGCTCAGGTTATTACAGAATGTGACGGATTAGAAGTTGGAGATATAGTATTATTTACACATGCCGTATTAAGTAATGATAAAATGGTATTGCATGAAGATTATATGGAAGGTAATGATCGCCTTTATTTGATAGATAAAAGTTCAGTAGCTTTTTATATAAAAGGAGATGAAGTATATCCCTACAATGAAAATATTCTTTGTGAACGTCTTTTTTATCCTGAAGTAATTTCTCCAGGTGGCATTATACTATCCCCCAATAAAGAACAGGTTGAAAATAGATTAAGAGTATTGAAGGTACCAGAAGGGGTAGAAGATATAAAAAGTGGGGATATAGTTGTAGTTCCTAAATTTAGCGATTATGAATTAGTTTTTAATTATAATGACATTCAACAGAGTATCATTAGGTGTTTATACCGGGATATTTATTGTATAGATGAAGGGGATTATTCAAACTGTTTAAATAAATAATATGACTTTCGTGCCTAGAAATAAACATGGACACTATACCAATTGTATCTGCAATATATGTAGTAATGACCCAGATAATGGGCGTTCTTTTGGTAAACAAGAAACATCTTCAGGGTTAATTCCTGGTAACCGCTCATACTACGCTGCAGAAGTTGAGCCTATTCATCTTATCGAAGCCCAGAATCTTGACTTCTTATTGGGCTCAGTTTGCAAATATATCTGCAGGAGTGATAAGAAGGGTAGTGAAATAGAAGATTTAGAGAAGGCTAAATGGTATTTGGAAAGGAAGATAGAAAGTTTAAAAAGGAACCAAGATGGCAGTAAATAGACCTAATCGCGAATCTCCTGAGAAAGAGATATGGGAATATATAGAATATTTAGAGGATAAGTTATCTGATTATTCTCGTAATGGGGCTATTTCATTTATGGGAAGCCTGAACCGTAAATTAATGGTACTGGCGGAACAGATAGATAATGCGGATATTCAATTCGGAAGTAAGGATGATAAATTATATGATAGATTTATTGCCACTGCTAAGGTAGGTAAAGATTTAGCTAGTGATTTCAAGGCATTCTTACTTGAATATGGAGAGGTAGTACAAGAGGATGAAACTAAAAAGAATAGAAATCTAATGGAACTTCACGCTAAAAACAAACAAAAGTAATATGGAGCCTAAATTATTATCAGGAGATTATTTGTTTGAAAATAAATATGCTACAGTACATTTGGGGTTAGAACAGAAGAGATTTAATATACGTAGTGAGATAAAATTGTGTAGTATAGGTGAAGAGCTAGAATATAAATCCGGCGCATCTAATTTAGTATTGGAAGCAACTAATTTCGCAATTAAACATATATACGGATAATGGCAAACATGCCTAAAAGAAAAGCCACAGGGAGAGCCAATGGCGCTAGTGTAATTACGCTTAGAGCTATGGTCGAAGAATATAGGGAAAGAGAGAAGATTTATAAACTAAAGATATATAGATTTGAGTCTGAGATTAAAAGGAGAAAACAGAATCGGAAGGAGATCATAGCTCATAAGAACATTAGATACGATAAACTTCGGTATACAGTATACAAACTCAAACAAAAATTATGGGTATTCCGAAAGAAATTCAAAAACCAAATAGTTGACCCCCGCCGCAAAAAAATTACCCACTTTAAAAGAAAAGGAGTTCAAATAGGATTAGCCAGGGGGTATGAGAAAGGTCGGATAGCAGGATATAAGAAGGGATTGATGGAGGGTAAGAAAGCGAAGAATTTTGATCTATTCTACAGAGGTGTAGCTGTTGGTAAGAAAAGAGAAAGAAAGACGGCTGAAAAGGCATATAATTACCGCCGTAAGGCATTCTATAAAGTAGAATCTACAGCCCGGATGTCGGTAATATTAGCAAGACTTTCAAAGGCCCTACAACTATCTCCTACTATTGTATCATACCTAATATGGGTTAGCCAGCGTGAATTTTGGACTAAGAAGGATTTATTCAGGGCTTTTGATGATTTGGGCTTTGATGGGTATCACTTTTGTGTGCAGCGATTGAAAGAGTTAGAATTGATTGAAGCAATGAAGAGAGATAAGACTACAGTTACGTGGAAGCTCACATTCAAAGGCGTTCAACTTACAAATAAAATACACAAGTATATTAATAAATATTTCAAAGAAAAACCATGAAAATAATATCTAAGAGTCTTTTCACCCCAACCCATCAGGTAGTGTTAATTAATGGCTATAAAGATGATATTGGATATTGTATTGATCAAATTGCCGATGTATTTAATGTTAGAGTAAATTTAGCATTAGGATATGGAGAAGATGAAGATAAAAGGGATGAAGCATTTATGGCATATAATAATACAGATGCTGATAAGTTTATAGATACCTGCATTGAATTAATATCTGAATAAACATGTTCAATATATATAGTATATTTGCTATATATGTTGACGGAAAAGATTTATGGTATAACCTATGAATTACCAAAACCTCCCAAATATGGGGAGGTTTGTAATTTCCACAAACACAGGAAAGATCAGAAGTGGGAACGAGAAGAATTGCCAGATTGTTTTGATGATCTGGAATTTGATGCTGATGGGGAAGCTGTGTATGAACCTGAGCATCTTGAATTTATTGAAAGAGAACTTGACCGTATAGAGAATGGTCATTGGCTATTCATTAATGGTAAGTTAACCTACCTTACAGGTCTACATTATTATTATCTACAGTATTGGGTTTTGGAAGATGGATATCGTCCAGATTATAGGGATGCTGATCGTAAATGGCATTATTTCCACGATTATTGCCATAAACATCCCAAGATATTAGGGGTTATCCGTATTAAAAAGCGCCGTGAAGGGGCTACCTCACAAGCCGGTTGTTTTCTTGCCAAAGTTGCTACTTCCACTTATAACGCTAACTGTGGTCTTGTTTCTAAGACGGGTGATCCTGATGCCAAAAAAGCCTTTCTAAATATTGTTAAGGGATACAAAAACCTTCCTGTATTCTTAAAGCCCCGAGTAGAGGATGAAGAGTCTAAGACTACTTTGCTTTTTAAGAAAAAGAAAAGTAAGAAACAGAACAAGGACAGGAAGAAAGGTGAAGTGGTATCTGGAGATATGGGGCTTGATTCTACCCTAGATTATCAGAACACAACCCTTAATGCCTATGACTCTGGTCGTCTCACCGCCTTCTTAGGAGATGAGTTTGGAAAGTTTGAGAAAGTACCGGTTAACCAATACTGGCCAATTGTTAAGAAAACGTTATTGAGAGGTGGGGTAAAAGTAGGGTTTGCGTTGCTCCCATCTACCGTAAATACAGGGGATAAAGGAGGTAAGGAATTTAAATCTATATGGGACGAATCAGACCACACCACAGGCGAAATTCCAGCTTCAGGATTATTCAGGTACTTCTCTCCCGCTGATGAAGCAATGGAGCCTTATATAGGTCCTTATGGGGAGTCTATTAAGGATACTCCGACTCCAGAACAAAGGGCTTATGTTAAGAAACGATATGGCATAGATATAACAACTGGAGCTACTGAATATATCCTTTCAGAAAGGAAGAAAATTAAAGATCCTGTTGTTCTCTCGGAAGAAACAAGGATGAACCCCCTGACCGAAAAAGAAGCGTTTATGATTGATGAACGCTCCTGCCACTTTAATGCAACTGAAATATATGCCCAACTAGAAGATTTGGATGCCCATCCTGTTCCGCTTCGCCGGGTTAGGTTCATCCCAAAAGGTAATGATGGTATGGCTGCAGATTGGGTTGATGATCCTAATGGGCCGTGGCTAATTCTTAAATTTCCCGATGCTGTAGAACAGAACGCCTTCATTACTACCGATCGCGGTAGGGAACCCATGTATAGCTATAAATATAAAACAGGGATAGATCCTCATAGGGGCAGTTTTACAAAGGGGACAAAGGATCTATCTAAAACTGCAGGTTGGATAGGAGAAGCATTAGACCCTAATAATCCAGATAATACAGGAATGCCTATAGCCCTATATTATGATCGGCCTCGCCTTAAAGAGGTTATGCACGAACAATGGAGATTGGCTTGTTTGTTTTATTCTTGTAAGGCCCATTTTGAACACGATGCCGGGGATGATTATTATGATTACTTCAAGAACAGGGGAATGTTACAATACATTAGATGGACCCCAACCTGCGCGATAAACCCGCTGGAAAAGCATAAAAATAATAAACGCTTACCGGGCACTCAGTCTAAAGATCCGTTTAGTCTTGCTAAGCAGCTAGAGTATTGCACCATGTATATAGAACACCATTGCCATAAAATAAAATTCCGTCCTGTTTTAGAGCAGTTACTGGAGTATGAACATGATAATCGAACCGTTTATGATATTGTGGTAGCCCTTATGATGTTGTTACTGGACATGGTAGGAGATGTAAAACCCGTAGCGCAGCTAAAGCCGGTAAGCACTCCTATTATTAAGACCTATAATCTAATAAATAGGTAAATATTAATATACGTATCTTTACACATATATTTCATTAAATGCTAGATTCATTATTTCAATTCCATGAAAGCTCTTCTGTAGAGAAGTCAAAGCCTGAGTTTGGGCTGGCAGTGGCTAAAGATATTGATAAAACTGTCCTGAGCGGCTTCGCAGGGTACTACACGACCCGTAACGCAAAATTCTACCAGAACCGCCGCATTGCTGATGGCAAGCAGGATATGACTCAATTCCTTGATTTAATGGGAATTGATGGTAAGCAATCTTTTACCAATGTGGACCTTACTGCTCCAAAGATAGCTACTAAGTTCATGGAATTGATTGTTCAGCGTTTTATGGAGCGGGACGAGAAAATACAAGTAAGCGCAATAGATCCTGTTTCTGCTAAGAGAAAGAATAATGAAAAAGAAGAGGCGGAATTTAGAATGGCTAATGCTGATTTCATTAAAAGTGTACAGGCTCAGGCCGGAGTGCCAGTAGAAGATCCTAATGCTTTTACTCCTATAGATAAAGATGATCTTGAATTTTATTTTGGATATGAATTCCAATTGCCGGAAGAGATAGGATTTGAAAAAGGAATCAATTATGTACTGGTAGATAATGACTGGAATGTTATTAAGAGGAAGGTGTTGGAGGATTTGAGTGAGTGTGGTTTAGGAGCTACTAAGGTTTATATTGATGCCAATAATAAGATACGTATTCGCCGTTGCCTCCCCGAAAACATGATGTATTCATGGAGTGAGATGGATGATTTTAGAGATATTACATGGGTGGGAGAAGCCATAAAAATGACTGTTAGTGAATACCGTACCCGGTTCTTTGATGAATATATCAAATTGTATGGTAAGAATAAGGCAGAAGAAGAGTTGTTTAATGATGTAAAGAACGCTCAAAATGGTGATCCTAAAGCTCGTTTGACATGGGAGCAAAACTATACCTATTCCTATTTCCGCCCCTATGATGATTGGAGTGTGGAAATATTGGATTTTGAATTAAAAACAACCGACAATGATGTATATGTAGCTAAGGAGAACGATTTTGGCAGGGTTATAGCCGTTGATAAAAAGAAAAAAGCTCCTGAGGCTCCTGGCGACAAGAAAAAGGTTATTAATACTCCTATATATAATATATACCACGGATTTTATGTACGTAGGATAAATAAGATATTTTGCTGGGGAAAGGCTAAGAATATGATTCGTCCTCAAAGCAATCTGAGTGATGTATTCTTTTCTTATTCCCTACATATGTATCGCAACAGAGACATGATAAATGTTGCTCTCCCTGAGCGGATTAGCTCTTCTGTCAACCAAATGACGTTAGCTCATCTGAAAATTCAGCAATTGATAGCTAAAATGCGTCCAGCTGGTCTGCAGGTAGATATTAAAGGTATTACCGGAATAGATTTGGGATTGGGTAATGTAATGCAGCCATTGGAGATACAGAAAGTGTATGACCAAACAGGTAACTTGTATTATAAATCATGGGATGAAGATCCAGATCACCCCTTACCACCTCCTATTAAGGAGCTTGCTAATTCAGGATCAGTAGCCCAGCTACAGGAACTGGTTACGATATATAATTTCTATTTAAGTAGGCTCAGGGATGATTTAGGCACAAATGAATTCAATGAAGGTGCTGGACAGGTTAGTGGTAAGACATCTCCTACTTTAGCCCAGAATCAGGTCATTTCTGGTAATAGGGCTACAGAATTTATATATGACTCCTATATGAATTTATTCAGAAATACTTCTCGTAGGGTGGCTATCTTGTTATGGGATAACATTATTTATGATGGTGGCCAATATAGGGAGTTTATTGGGCAAGGCAAGCTGGAAGAGTCCAGATTCGACATTGATGTAGAGCCTATGCAAACCGCTGAAGATGTAGCTCAATTAAATCAAAATATAGCTATAGCTCTTCAAGAACAATCTATTACTTTCTTAGATGCAGAAAAGATTAGGAATATAGATAATACCAAGCTGGCCTACATGTATCTGGCAAAAGCCCAGAAAAAGAATAGGGAAGATAAAATAGCTGAACAACAGGCTAGTATTCAGGCCACTGCACAAGCTCAAATGCAATCGGCCCAAGCTACTTCACAAGGTAAAATGCAGGAAGCTCAAAATAAAGCTCAAATAGATGCTCAGTTGCAGCAAATGAAGGATAAAAATGGTTCTGAATTATCCATGCAAGAGTTTGTACAGAATCTGCTCATGGAATCATTTAAGCAGAACAAGCCGCTTCCTCCAAACTTACAGGAAATTGTAGATGCTTATTTCACAGGTAAGGCAAGGCAAGAAATGGCTGAGCAGCAAATTAACCAACAAATGATTCAAGCAGCACAGCAGCAGCAGGATCCCAATGCTCCAGTTCCAAGCCCTGAAGAAGAGCAGGCACAGATGCAGCAAATGGGGGATGCGATGTCTGAATAAACATATTTAAAAATATTTATATATTTGCATTAATATTATATAAACTATGGCGAAAGACAATTTATTTGAACCAGTTCAGGGAGGTGTTTATGGTAAGCCCGCAGAGGCGCCATTAGCCCCCCAAGAACCAGTTACGCCTCCTGTGAGCGCAGAGGCGGTAGCTACCGTAGAAGAACCTATAACTCCGGCCGAAGCTGTAGAGACTCCAGTAGTGGCCGCTCCATCTTTTGATGATATGCTGCGAGAAAGGTCGGGTGGTAAATTCTCTAAATGGGAAGATATAGACGGGCTATTAAATAAGCCAGCCGAAGAACTGAAATTTGAAAACGAACAATCTAAAAAAGTTTTTGAATTGCTTAAGGCAGGTAAGGTAGATGAAGTAATTGACACATTTAATCATCAGCGTGTACTTAATGGTATTGGTGAATTGAGTGATAAAGAAGCTGTTAAGTTGGCTATGAAATATAGGGATAATACTCTTACTAGTGATGAAATTAATGATGAATTGAATGATCGTTTTGCTTTGGAGGCTCCTGATAAGCCAGAAGAGGATGATTATTTGACAACTGAAGAGTATCAGAAAGCCCTGAAGGGTTATGAAAAAAATCAGGCAGCCTATGAAAGGGCGCAACGTGCTGCTGAGAGGGAATTAAAGAAAGATGCTAAGGAGGCTCGTGCTTATTTAGAGTCATTAAAAAATGACATCGTTCTGCCTGATCTTCCAGCCATCCCGTCACAAGTACAAGCACAACCTACTATTGATCCTGTAGAGCAAGAAAGGTTGACAAAATCTATACAAGATTCCTTTGAATATGCTTTAACGAATCTTAAATCTCATACGTTCAAATACGCCGAGGATGGTGTAGAATTTGAAACAGGGTTTGATATTCCACAAGCAGCGATGGATGATATGTTAGGACGATTTGAAAAAGAAGAATTCACAGACGTATTTGCGAAAAGGTACATCAAGGGAGATGGGTCTTTGGATGCAATGAAGTTAATGGAAGAACTACATTTTTTAGAAAATCGTGATTCTATTATGAAAAATGGTATCAAACAAGCACTAGCAAAGGCCAAACTAGATGTTGTTAAAGATATCAAAAACATTGATTTAGACCAAAAAACAAGGCAGCCAATTACTGTATCGGATGTAGAAAAACAAAGACAATTCGCATCCAGCTTTATTAGTGCCTAATCTGAAACCCTTAAATTAAAAAGCCAAATGGCAGTTTTATTTCCTGGCGGCGTTGGTGTACCCGCCCAAACAAGACAAATACTTTCCGACTTAACCCTGTTAACTCCCCACGTGTGGAAACAGTTTGTTGAGAAATATGGTGATCAGTATTACTACCTGATCCTTGAAATGCTCGGTAACAAAGAAAATGTACCGGGTCAAATTTTTGAACACTTCGAGTCTCGCGGTAAACTGCACGATGCGGTTACTGTACAGACAGCGGTAGTTGCTCCTGCAGCTGGTGCTGATGTTACCTTCGTACTCTCCGCTGCAGATCACTCTAATGGTGGTACTCAGTCTCCGGGTCGTGTAGGTGATGTAGTTAAGACCGATTCTGGCGCTGTAGAAGCTAAGATTGTGTCTATTAACACTACTACTCCTTCGGCTCACGCCTATACTGTACGTCCTCTGAAAACATCTCAGGCGTTCGTATCTTCTGGTAGTGCCAACCTGTTAGCAGGTGAGGTTATCGTGTGGGTAGGTCGTACTGATATGGGTGAGGCTTCTACTCTGGGTAATACTAGCGTTCGTTTGACTGATCGTATTAGTAATACTACTACTGAAATTTCAGAAGAGTATACTACTACCGACCGGGCTATGATCGAACAGATCTTCTTTGAATTCGATGGCCAACAGTACATCAAAAACAAAGGTATTGACGAAACAACCCGTAGGTTTATCAACTCTATTGAGTTTAAACTAATCAAGGGTGATACCGCAAATAACCTTGCTGCATTAGGTGGATCTGTAGGTACTCAGGGTCTGATCCCGGCTATTACTCAGCGTGGTCAAACAGTTAATTATACCTCTGGCTCTTTCGATATTCCGAAATTGCATGAAATTTCCAGAGCTATTCTGTTTAATGGTGGTACCAATCTGTATCACTGGATGCAGGATATCTACCAGCGTCAAGAGTTGGATGATGAAATATTCACCACTTATAACAATGGTGCTATTAAATGGCAGGAAGCATATGGTGCTGATATGATCGAAATTGGTTATGGATTCTCTTCTATCAAGATCGATGATATTCAGTATGACATGAAGTTATACCGTCCGTTCAACTCTGAAACCGTATACGGTAAAGCTGGTACTACTTCTCAGTACAGGAACTATGGTATTCTGATCCCGCAAGGTAAATTCTATGATAGCCGCAACACTGTTCCTTATAAGAACCTGAGTGTGGTTAGTAATAGCGTTCCTAATGTTGGTACTACTTCTAGCGGTGGAGCAGATGATATCCGTCTGGTAACTACTGGTATGTTTGCTGAGGCTGGACCTAATAGCTCTGTAACTACTACTGCAAACTTCAGCGCAAGAATGTTGTGCTACAAAGGTCTGCGTGTAGCCGGTGCTAACCAATTCATCCAGGTTAAAGGTTCTTAATTTAACCCTATAAAAGTGAAGTGGCCTCTTTATGGGGCATTTTCATTTATATTTTTTTACTTA